TTCCAAACTCCAGCTATTACCGGAGCATAAAGAAACTCATTTATATTTTTGCAACGGGCGGGATTAAAGTCTTCATTGAATCGGCTAGTGAACTCAAGAGGTTTTCTGTAAAAAAATCTGAAACATTAAAAATCAAAGCTTGAATCGTTAAAGCCATAACAACTTTTACATTGTTTTCTAAGTCTTCAACTCCAAAAGTTCCGTTTTCATTAATAACTGGAGCTGGACCAGCCGGAAGAAATTCATAACAACAAGATAAACAATCTTTTTGTAATTCTATAAAATCTGCCTTACTCATTGATTTTCCGCCAGCTGGAACCGGTATGCCTGCTTGTTGCGCTATTCCTAACGGCATTACTTCGGCCATAAGTTTATATGCAATATATGAACCTACCATCGCATTAAATTTCCCAATACGCCACTTTCTGCCATCTAATTCAAATGTTTTAAACAAAACACGCTTATTCATTATTTTATATATCCTTTCGCTTATTATATTATAAAACTAACGCACCTTCGTTAGTTGGGTAACAGCCTAATGCATGACAATAAACGGTAAGGAATCAATACGTATATGATAAAATTTTTCACCGTTTATGTTAGTACCTTTATAAATAATTTTAAATTTAATATTGCCATGTTTTAGTTTATCTATTTGTTTTTGATTATAAATTGATGGAAACAAATTACTTCACCTCCATTACGTACCTTCGTTAGTTAACTTACCAAGTAGCACCACTAACTTTATTACCCAGTCCCAAAGCATTTAAAATAAGATAAAACATAATATCATAACCCGCATCGTTAGGGTGTAATCCATCAGCAGAGAGTGTATCAAAACTAATACCTCTCGCATCAATATAATCTCTAAACAACTTAAATAAAGAAATATATTCTACGTTGTTTGCGGCTGCTATTGACATTATTGCATTGTCAACATCTTCCATATGAAAGGTGTAAGTTGCATCATTTGTTACAGATGCTTGAATACTACTCATCAAGATTATTTTTTGATTATCTATATCCACTCTGTCTAGAAAAAGCTGTAAATTTTCTAATAATGCACTGTAGGCACCTGACCCACGGTCATTAGTGCCATACATACATATGACAATATCATCAGTGGGACTGACTAGAGTATCCCAATATTGTCTTAAATAACCTGAGTGTGTGCCACGACAGGCGTTATTTGTTACCAAACAATTAAATTTTGCTTCCATATATTCTTTAAAAAGTTTCGCCCAACAATAACCATTAGGGTTACGGTTAAAACCAGAGATAATTAAATTACCGTCCTCTAAAAACCCTGTACCGCCTACCCCATGAGTGATACTATCACCGACAAGTTTAATGTTAACTGTGCTTGTGCCAGTCAATAATAAACTATTTTGCACTAACTCAGCTATTGTATCCTTAACAGGTTTGTATGGTTTATCCAAGAGAGATATATCCATTTGTTTCTTATATTTTGTCGGAAAACTTATTTCAGTTCCGACAGCCACTTGAACATATGCTTTTCTCGCGTAATAAGAAGTATTAAAGGAGAAACGCACATATTCAGCATTCGCAGGTACAATATAGGTTGAACTGGTTACCGTCGTAAAAACTATTCGTTTTTGATTCTTGTCGTAAACTGCTACGATATAATAAACAACTGTACTTACTACCCCGGAGGTGCTCAAATATGAACATATTAAGTTATCTCCTGGTCTGACAGGGATATAACCTGTGGTCATACGTGTGTCGCTATAGACTGTACCGTCTGTGCCACCTGTTTCTACTAAAATTCTGTGGTTAAGTACTTTTGCATCCGTATGGTCAAATAAATTTTTAACTTCTTTGATGAAATCTGTTTTATCTGGTGTGACGGATGCGGTAGTTAATTTACTACTGTCTATTGTTTTGGTTGCTATTCCTATTTGCTTATATCCCATTATCTACCACCTCCTACGAAAATCTATGTAAGATGTAAGCGGTTGAACCAGCAACGGTGACTGTTGCACCTGGGGTTCCACCAACTCCATCTTTCCATATACCAGTAGGAGGTACTGTAATAGGTATTCCGTTAACAGTAAAAACACCTGTATTAACTGTATCTGTATTTAAAATTTCAATAGTTGAAATATTTGCAGAAAATGTTACTACACCTGTAACAGCATTTGCCTGCGTTTTTTCTTCCTGAAGTGTACTACCAGTTAGTTGCATAAGCACCTCCCCGGTATCAGCATATTTCTGATAAACCCAAAGCCCTCCTGGAGTTTGAAAACAATTCCGCACAGGAAGAGGATTTTGCTCACTTATTATAGAACCTTTGTTTAAAAACTGCACATTTACAGTTTCACCAGCTATAGTCATTTATTATACCACCTCCTAGTCTTGTTGAATATCAGCAGCCATCAAGGCCCAGGATATATTTTGACCTTGCGCTTGGTATGGTTTTTCAGCTGGTTTTTGAGGCGATACTCCAAGTGCGGTAATTAAATCTTGCATAACTGGAGACCGAATCACTACTTTAGTATCAGCCCATTGGTCAGTAGCAGCCGTTTCAAGATAGTTAAACCATTTTAACAACCACTTATTTAAGTTTGATATTTGCTGTATGGTTATAGCTATTGTTCCGTTTCTACCTTTTATTTTGCTTACCATAACAGCTCCGTCAGCTGATAAATCATGCACAGTATTATCTGTTGCCCTACTTACTGCTATTGAACCAAGACCTTCGCCACTTTCAGAAATATATTGGCCAACCGAAGGATGGGAAATAGTCATGGACACATCTGCAAAACTATATACACTATAAGGCATTTAACATACACCTCCTTATCTGTTTACTAAGACTTCAATTAAAACAAATTCAATGGCGCCAGCCAATTTAACACAAACATAGATTGGCGGGGCAATTCTAGCTGACCTATCAGCTTCGCTTTGACTATCAATTGTTTCAGACAAAATTAAATAGCCTTGTGATAATGTGTCTCCTGTTTCCAAAGTCAAGACAGGAGCAGCTTTCCAAATACCAGGAGCAATAAATCCTTTATTTTTAGAATCGTTACACGGACCCGTAATAGCATTTATAAGTAAAGTTACTCCGCCTTCAGTTTGCGGAACTTTCCTAACACCAACCAAAAGATCCATAACTGCCATTTGAATGCTATTAGTAAGCATATCAAGGCCAAGGACCTCATCAAAATGTTGGCCATTGGCCATAATACCTTGCTCAAAGATATCGTATGTATTACCACGATTAACATAAGCATTCCCATTTTGGCTTTTTATAGCAGTAAGATCAGTTAACGATAAAACTTCTGACGTTACTCCTACTTCTTTTTTATACGCCAGCGTATATGAGCTATTAGCTGTAGAACTATTTGCCCCCATTGCATACCCCATAATCGAAGCAACCGCATCTGCATAAGTGCTATATTGACCGATAGTTCGCATGTAGTTACTTGCTTTTAAAGTTGCCATAATATTTCCAGCAGTTTTTGGTATTACATCGGCATCCGAAGTAGTATAAAAATAAGTGCTACTTGGCAATGCCGCCTCAATATACTCTGAAACAGCTATAATATCAGCTTTAACAGCCCCGCATATCATACATGAATACCAATCTGTATTTTTAGCTCTACAAAGCGTTACAGCTTGTACGGCTGTTTCAGCTCCAGTTGTATCCCAACGACCTATAGCAACCTTCTGTGGCTTAGGAACCTGAGAAAAATAAAGAGTTGCTGCTTTATACTCCGAGCTATTAATTGTAAATCCATCAATAACCATATCATCAACTTTTGTATAAAGCTTTATTCTATCACTAGCACTAATTACAGTGCTAGTACCAATAATAAGCCCTAAATTAAAATTAGACCTGGTTGCTGCTATCGGGGATACTACCACAGATACATTAACAATATCACTTAAAGGCAAAGTTGCCAATTTATATCACCCCTTTTTAACTTGTATATTTACACCAACTAAATATGGTATAGTTGAATATCGTACCACTTTTTCGTTAAAACTAGCCTCAAAATCAACCCTTTCCCACCATTGTCCGTTAAACAATTCAGGAAACCTTTTAACATCACCAACATTAAGAATCAAACTTAAATTATTATGTCTCAAAATACCTCTTGTAGTTGGCAAATAAATTCCATTCTTAATTGATTCGCCATGTTCATAACTATTAGGACCGTAAATAGTCCACTTTATATTGTGAACTCTGGTATAAGATGCAATAACCTTCTTAACATCATTAGCTATATCATCCTGATATTCTGTTTCTCTTTGTTGTGTATACGAATCTGAACCAAACACAACCTGAATAAAAACAACATCTTCGTTCACACTCCATCCTGGCGAACCTTTAGTTGGCCATGACAGTCTTACCCCTGAATCATTATTGAGACCAGTCAAGCTGCAAGTAAGACTTTGAAAAATATTTTCTATTTGCTTTAAAGTAAGAATAATATCAGCCATGGTTTACACACTCTCCATATAAACGCCTAAAGCTAAAAAGTATCCATAATCGGAATAAGGGGTTACATTCATTATTCTATAACTTTTTGATTTCCAAACAATTATATCTGAAGTTCCAGTTTCATTTGTAGTATAAATTTCATTTACAGCATAAAATGCCATCATGCCTGTAACTCTATCGCCTTCTGGTATTTGCTTTAATTCATGTGAACTAGCTGGCACAATAATTCCAGTTAAATTAATTTCTGTTAACTCTTCAATATACCTTCCGTCTACCCATTTGCCTGATTTTCTTTTAGCAATAAAATTCTGGCAAAAGTCAGGATCATAAATAATTTCACTAACATCAATCATCTTTGACCCTTCTTTCTTATTACATATGTTATTGATTTTCTTAATTCAGCAGTATCAATTAATGGCCTATCGCTGCCCTTTCTCCTGATTGTTAACGGAGAATTTGGCGCCCAATTGTTTTTAAAATTAGTAAACCAATCACGAACAGCATTTTGAGCAGACATTCCTGCTTTATTTAACTCCAACATTGTTGTCTGCTCATCACCGTTAAGTGCGGCTTTTGCTGCTTCTTTTAAACCAATAGAAATAATAGCTTTATTCTCTTCATCTTCTATTGCTGGCTCAATAATTGGCCTTGCCGGAATGTGATTAATTGGCGAACCATGTGTATGAATATAAGCTAATTCAGCATTTGTTATTTTTCCTTTTGGCCTACTTGACTTTTCTTGCGGAATGCCAACTAACACATTCAACTTAGATAATTTTTCTGCCATCTTACGCATTTTTTCAACATTATTAATAGGCGAAGTAACAGTAACGCTTACCATACCATCATTCCACCCTTACCAACTAGCTTTGATATTGTTGCTAATTGCTGACCGAAAGTTGTAAGTTTCCAAGAAGCCCAACCATCTAAATCTTGAACAATAGCACTATAATCAACACTTGTGCTTATCGGACCAACAGACTTCGAAGTACGCAAACCTTTAGCTTTGCCAAGTTCAATAATGCTTGCGGAAGTTCCTCCCGGTTGCTTTATTCCTTCAAGAATAAGCGTTGCAAAATGTGCTACAAATAAACCCATACAAAGCTGCCAATACTCATGAAACCTTGATTCTTGAATACTGGCGCTTGCAAGGTTTATATACAGTTGTAGCATTGTTTGAGAAACAATATAATTCTCATTTGCATCAGGACCAAATTGTGTAAACATCGCAACAAAATCGTCAATCGTATATGCAGGATTATCACCAAAACGTAAATTTGAAGCATTGGAAACAATAGTAAATTCACTTGATACACTTGTTGGATACGTATCAGGAATTATATTTTCAGGAAAAGGCATTTATAACACCTGCCTTACCGATTATTTTTTACCATAACTTGTGTTTTTATTATAATTAGCGCCATTATTGTTCTTATTTTGCTGTGTTGCATTTGCAGTATTAACAGCTTGCGCCGGCTGAATAGTTGCATTCAATTCAGCTTCCTTTTCATCAGCTTTGTTAAAAATAACTTCGATGTCTCCATCTTGTTGCGCCCACTTAAATAACGGGTCTGATACAGCCCAATCAGGCAAATCAAAAAAATCAAGCGTACCAGTTCTTGCAACTTCTACAGCAGCCATTAGGCCATCTTTTTCCTCACGTCTTGTAAATTCAAAAGTTCTTTTTGAGAATACTCTTACCATAAATAAAACCTCCCAAATTATTTAATATGTAGCGGGCAGGTAAACGCCTGCCCATCGTTTATTTAATTAGATTCCGTCACCATAACGGGGCGGCTGCAAATAAAGAAACTTAACAACACCAATTTGTGCTGCATAAGCAGTAAGATACGCCATGTCAGTAACTGAAGGCTGAGTCATAATCCGAGCGCACGGAACAGTAAGGTCAAAATAAAGTTTGTCTTCATCATTTACATAAGCAAGCATTCTGTCTGTATTACCTGTTCCAGCTCCAATACACCATCTTGACGGAGCAATTACTAAATCAACGCCCTGGTTTTTACCGATATTATTATTCAACAAGAACTCCAGGATTGATACGTTACCAGCTGCTGAAACTTTAGTACCAACAATATAAGCGTACTGAGCAGGAGGAATTAAGATATGGTTAGGCATACCTGATAAATCATACTCAGCAGCAGCCCAACCTGCAATCATTAACTGATTAATATCATTCAAAATTTCATCCGGAGTTTTTGTGTTCCAAGCACTGGTACCGGCTGCACCATTTGCAACGCTTGTCGCTACAACATTAGGATCATTTATAATTCCAGTAGTACCAGCGGATGTAAATCCTTTATAAACGCTTTGGTCAACAGTTTTATTATAGTTTAGACGAATACCTTTATCGAGTATATCGTCAAGACTGCGGCCAATATTTTGCAGTTTTGCCTGATCAACAAATGGTATTTTGAGAATATTACCCCAGGTGAAAACTTTGTAAATATCTTTGCCAATATCAGCCTGCATTACCGGAATATTAGTAGTTTCACCACCAATAATACCATGATCATTTGGTCCGGCAGTAGCATAACTTACATTCATAGTAGAAGTAAATTCTACCCATCCGCCACCAGTTTTGGCAACAATATCACGAGCCCACGTAACTGAAGTCAATGGCTCACGCACTTTAGGATCACGCTTTTCAAGTTCACCAATTAAAAACGCCATGCCGCCAGCCGTAGCTGCGTCTGTAGTCATCATTGAGAATCCGCCTTGGCTTGCTACCAAGCTGTCAATTGTTCTTATATCCTTAATTGGATAAGTTTTTACACTCAACGTATTTTACCTCCTTAATTTATTTTAGGGATTAAGCCGACTAAGTATGGTTAATTCAGCCACTTTATTAGCATCAATTAAACCATTCGTCCATTTGGCATTTGTAATTAAAAGACACTTGTCGTCATCAGTATCAGAACGGAATTCAAATCCGCCAACAACTCCAGCCGGAATACCTGCATTTGCTGTAACTCTTATGTATACAGCCCCACCAGCAGTAGGAGTGCCAACATTACAAATAACCGAAACAGAACCACGCTGAATAACATCACACGGCTGGCCAACTGCATAAGTTCCAATAGCAGGCAAATAAGCTGCATTTTGCATTACTTCACGAACAGCAACACCATCAAAAGTAGCTGCTGTACCAGCTGCACCAAATTTTGTAACAGTACCATCAGTGTTTAAAACAACTGGGTCACCAAAAGCAGGAGCAGTTGTTTTAACAATTCTGTTTCTTATAACACAATCACCATTCCGAGCAAAAGAACCCGGATATCCATAAAGCATACTTGTTCCAATTGCTTGACCTGGCATATTATTTGCCTCCTTCTTTGCAATGAGGATTATATTTTTTAGCCCAATTTCTTCCTTCTTCAGCAGGGTCAGGCTTATTGCTGTCTTTTGTTTGTCTAGCATTGGCTGAAATAGCGCTTTGAATAGCTTCATAGCCATTTAAGTTACCAAACTTTACAGGAGATTGAACAATTTGATCCCTGAAAGTTTTAGCAAGAGCATCAGACGCTTTCTTTCTTTCACCGGCATCGGGAATAGCAGCAATAATTGGCTTTATAGCCTTAATAGCATTTAAAACAACATTTCTATCAGCTCCCGGAATAGGATTATTAGGCCTATCACAAGGCGAAGAAATTGGTTCAGCATCAGTCATTTGTTCCGGAGAAATAGTTACTGATTCTTCACCAGCATTGTCACGTTGGCCATTTGGCGCCTCAAGCTCTGAAATTAAGCTTTCAAGGTCATCAGGACTGTGATTCGGTTCAGATTTTTCAGCCTGCAAAAGCTGACCTACGACTGCGGTTAACGCTTGCACTTGTTTAACAAGCTCTGAAATACTAATATTTTGTTGCGATGGTTCATCAACTACTGGCTTAGCTGGTACAACTTGAACATTTGGATCAATTCCGATGCCATCTTCTGTAGGCCCCATTTTTGCAGCCTCAGCTAATTCCTCAGGTTCAGCATCCCTTGCAAACGCTGATAACATTCTTCCGAATATACCTTTTTTATTAATAGGCATTTTCTTTCTCCTTTCATACCTTTTTATTTTTGGACTTTCATCCTTTATTGAAACCCTGTTGCCGGCTCTTCCGGAAGGAACAACTGCAACATGATTACCTCTTATTTGGACTTGGCTATACTTACCTTCTTCGCCTGGAATTGGAATATAATTGCAATCATAACCACAAGAGACTTCACGCTTGCCATTATGATCAATTTCTGATATAAGCAACGGGTCTTTTATGACTAAATCAGCTAATAATAAATCTGATTCATTTCCTTGACCTTGCCTTACATTTGTAACTTGCCCCTTTTCATAACTACTATAATTGTCTGCTCTTACATCACTTGAGGGATGACCATCAGTGACAGACTTACTCTCAAATGAAGCCATTGTTGCTGGATTAAAAACTTCTTCATAACTCCTATAAACTTTAACAATTTGATCATAAGCGTCTTTTAAGCCAAGCTCTTGGCCTAAATACTCTAGCCAACCAACTCTAGTTATAGGAACATTATGACAAATTAAAAATCCTTCTGGAGTCTTAGTTTGGTTAGGACTTATTTTTGAACCATAAAACGCCTTCACATTATTCACCACCTTCTTTCAAAATTAAATATTATACAAGATTTTATACAATAAATTAAACTACCTTACGGACTAACGCAACTTCGTTAGTTGGTTATTCGTAGATTTCAACTGTCATTGTTTCCTCGGTCTCTGAAATTTTTCCCCACGAAACATTACCATATTCCGACAGGTCGGGAACTATAACCATTTCCCCAACGTCCTCATCCATAATCATAATTTTAGCCACGGTAACTATCATTTTTACCCCTCCAATTGGAAATTATCGTATCTATTGGCTGTATAACCACTCTTTATGCCGACTTTAGTTGCATTTTTATTAAATTCTTCGGCAACTGTTAACTTAAGAGTTCCATTAATATACAATTTAATTAATGAGTCGACGTAGACTACTTTAATTAAGTCACCGTTTGCAGGCATTGTATTATGAGATCCAATCTCTACTGCACTACCTGCTACGGTTTTATATATTTTATATGCGCCACTGATTACTGGGACTATTTGCAAATAATTAGATGTTGAGGTATAACGAAAAAGTAATCTACCTAACCCGATATTCGTTGCTAGAGTGGCCTGTAATGTAGCATTTGCTAAATACGAATCGATTACTGCTCCATTATTAGCACTTAGCGCGTAAGCTTGATTCTCAATAATTCCATATCCAGTAGCACCTGACCATGGTTGCCCCGTTTCCGCATTACCAAGAGTAACGCTATTGTCTGGTCGGTTAAAATTATCAATAATATGGAAATTTTGTACTGCAGCGGTTGGTATGTCGATAGTAAGACCTAACATCAGTAAGCACCCAAAACACTGGTAACTGTTGTGCCGATTGCATAAACCTTTTTCACTTTAATGGGGTGCCACACCCCGACAGCAATATTAGTCATGGTTATGGTATCACCATTTATGGTGTCTATTTTAAGATTACCACCGCTGCCCACAAAAATGGCTATTGTATTATTGGTCAGGTCTGCGTTATCGTTTGGTGTAATACTAAATGCTTTTTCCACTGTACTACCAGTTAGTTGCACAGGCGCAGCTCCAGAACCGCCACCCTGAAGTTGACTTAATATACCCTTTAAAAGGGCTATTTCACTCGCTGACAATGCTGGATTAATGACTGGTGCATCAGCTCTTAATCCTATGGAAACTATATCACCGTCATCGGCTTTTATGAGCGTAACTCCTACGCCAAGGAAATATTGCAACAAAATAAATTCTGTTTGTGCTACACCACCATTGACATACTCTACTTTCGCATATCTGCGCGTCATTTTAAACCAATTCATAATGTTAGTTATTCCGGCAGAAACAGCCAAAGTATTTGTTGTTGTCCAATTTATTCCATTATGAGATTCACGTAAATTTAAAACCCCAGATTGATCTGCATACACCCATATTCTAGTCTGTCCAACCGGTATGTTTTGATTTGGACGGTCAATAACGTCTGACTCATATGTCCCACCGGCGCCTAATACAGTGCCTATAGGAGGCATCTTACCCGTATTTCTTAATATGTTAGGCGCATTGCCCATCTCAAGTTGCTCAAGTATGTCATTTAATGCTGAAGTTTGAGTATCTTGCCTTTCAGAGGTAGCTAATACCGATAAATCAGTATTGATTTGATAATCACAACCAACGGATACAGAAACAATTGCTATACCGCCATTAAATGATACTGGCTCAACAGTAACCTCAATTACCCCTCCTGAGCCTGTCATTGTTGCAAAAAACTCGGGTATTTGGTCAATTACAGCAGCTACAGCGGTAGCAGTATTTTTAGTATTGTCTAAAACTCCTCCTGTTTTACCCAAATAAATAGTTAAAACAAGTCCAATTAATGAAGCACTTAAATTATCATCAGTACCAGGAGCTTCTATAATTTCAGCTGTATATTCGTTACCACCAATACCTTTATTTGCACAAATTACAGTAACTTCAGCGGTTCCTGCTGTTCCCAAAATGGCACTTGCAGCAGAACCGGGCAAGCTAGAAATTGTTAAAGTTGTTTCTGTGTTACTCAAAACGGTACGGTAATATTCAATATCAGCAACAATTACTTTTACTACATTGCCAGAAAACATATTAATTTCAAAGCTCTTAGCATCGTCAATGATGGTTGTGTTACTACCACCTGTTGCAATTCCACCATTAAATTTACTTTGCACTTCAACTACTGCTGGATTGTCATTGGAAAACAATTGCTTGCCTTCTGAATTGTAAAGCACATCAGCAAAATTTACAACATCACCATCTTCTTGTATTATCCTTCCCGTGCTCGGCGGTAAATTTTTAATTCCAGGATTAGGTATTTTAACCACCTTCTTTTTTTACATTATTTGCTCAAACTGCTTCTTAGTCATCATAACAATAGCCCCACCATAAAACACTTTGTGAGGCCATTTTACATATTCAGCATAAACTACTGGAGCAGGATAACACCTACAATTATATATCTCTCCGGCATGATAAGGCGCTGGTGGATTATGCATTCCAATTAACTTTTCCGGTCTTGGTGCATCTTTCCAACGTATTAGAACCTTATCCATATGCTTATGACTTGACCTTACACGTTGGTCTTCGCTTGTACGCCATTCATACCAAGGAAGATTAATACTTTCAGCTCTAGCTCTTGTTAACGCTGTTGAAGTTTTGCTTACTTCAGTTCTAGCAATTAATTTAGCTCTAGCTGTTGTTTTATCCGGAAACATTGTTTTTATTTCTTCTGCGATCTCTAAAGCTCTTTTACCTTTGAAGCTCTCCCGAGCTATGTATTCTGTTACGCTTTCTGATATTTCTATCGGAAGAGTTGTTATTATACCAGCGTTGCGCATTACTTGAGCATACACTTCACCGCCAATAGGACCTCTAAGCTCTTGCATTAACGCTTTGTAAATAATATTGCCTTTACTTCCTTTAGCTGCTGCCTGACGCCATGATTTAGCGTTCTCAACTGACAAAAGCGTTACCATTTTGGAAGCTTTTTGATACGCAAATCTTTTTATTACCGGATTATTCATTGCAAACTTTAACGTCTTGGCAATAATAAATGGATTAACTTCATTTTTTATAAGCTCGAACAAATATTTAAACATTTCGTTTAGCGATTTAAAATAACCATGTTCAAGCCTTTCCTTAGGCTCCCATGGATTTTTTGGCATTTATATCACCCGGCAATCTGCCCTGTTTCTTTACCTTCCCAATCTATTTCTTTAGCGCCTTTTATTAACGCCGAAACATCAATTGGTCCTTCTTTTTCTTCATCATATTCATCCCAATAGCCACGGGCAACAATTGAGTCAATGTTGTATGGAGTTGAAACTGTTTTCTTGTCAAACTCAAAAATAACAGCTTTTCCTTTTCCTACGTCAATTAAAAAGGTTCCGGTTCCTTGTGTTGCTACTACTTTGCCTTCCAACATTTATATCACCTCCTATTCTTTTTCTTTGCCTTTATGCCAAGGAATACCTAGTTTATCTAAAACATCCGTAATTCTTTTTTCTGGCTCAGTCCCAGCAAAGGAGACATGAGCAATATCATGGACAGTAGTAGGACCAAATATCTGAGCTTCAAAATATTCTCCTCTTATTTCAGATAGGTTGCCTGCTTTAAGTGGATCACCTGAAAGTGAACTTAAAACATCTCTTGATAATATTGAATAATCAACATTAGTAACCGGTTTAGCTAAAAAGCTGGTATTATATTCACCACGGTGTTTATTTAAAGTATCACCACACGTCACTGTAGCTCTTTGTTTTACCTCAGACTTAAAAGTTATTGACAACCCGCCATAATGATCAACATAACCTGGCCCACGACTATCAAATGCTTCATCACTATACATATATCCATAAATTGGTCTTGAAGCTCCGTCAGCTTCATGGTGAATATCCCAATAAGATTTTTCACATCTGCTTCTTGCTGAGCTACTTAAACAACCACCAGAAGTTCCTGTTTCAAACTGATTCTTCATTCTGCCACCATTGTGTAAGATGAAATCATGCAAAACACTTGGTCTAATTCGCATTTTTAAATCACAATTGTCAATCATACTTTGAATCTTCTCACTTACTGCTTTTTTGTATTCTTCTACTGACATTTTATTTTTATTTGCATGAAATTCAAGCGAACCTTCTACAGCTTCTTCATATTCATTAACTGTTTTAGCTGGCGGAACATAACGCTTCATGAAGCTATCTTGACCACGAACAATCTGCCTATTGTTTTCTGGCACCGGTTGTTCCTTAGTTTTCTCAGCAACTGATTTTACCGATTTAACAGTAGCTGAATCAGGTTTATAATACCCATATGCCTTTGCAAGCTTTGCTTTTAAATGCCTTTCAGTAAGCTTATCCCAGCCTTCAATAGCAGCAAGCTTACATCTATATGATAAAGCTAACGGATGCATCTTCTCCACTTCTTCATACGACTTTGGCGCTTCAGGATAAGCTTCCTTTAAACCTTTATAAAGATGGTCTGTTTCTCCATTAGCTCTAGCTTTTAAAGCTATATGAATAGCTAAACCTGGTCTTGAATACTGCTTAGGATCGCCTTTTACATATTCACTGGCAAGACTGCGTAAACCAGCTATAGTTTTATAATCCCAAAGCTTCTTAACAGTGCTAGGAAATTTACTACCTTTTTCACTTTCGCTTTTTACTTCTTTCTTACTAGGACCGTATTTTACTATCATTTCTTTATAGGAATTCTCTAAATGTGATAAACTGCGCTCCCCTAATATAGCTCTTTTTGATTCAGGGTATCCTGCTTTTTCATGACCAAGAAGCGCTTCAACATATTCAGCTTTCGTTTTTGGTCCAGTCTCAGAACTTCCTCCACCTTCACCACTTCCGCCAATTTTCCCTGGTCTGCCTTTATGGCCATGATTACCGCTTCCTTCTCCCCCGTCATGTGTTAAAGTTTTCTTATTTTCCTGCTCTATAACTGTAACTAAACCTGTCAACACATTAACAAGCGGAATAAGTATTTGTTTCTTATCTATTTGAATCACCTCTTTTAAGGTATAAATATTATTATAACATATAAAAGTAGATTTGTAAATAGCTATTTGATTAAATTTTGTTTAAATTTAATCATTTTAAAACTTTACCACTACGCATCAAAAACTAAACTTTTATTGTCATATTCAAGAGCCTCTATTTTCTCAAGCAAAGTTTTTTGGCATTGAGTCAAACGCCATTTTGTTTAAAGCATCATCAACCAGCACTTTATTTTTATGTTGCTGATATTGTATTTGTTGCAACGATTCATCAATATTATTTTCTGATTGTTTATTTTTAACGCTTATATTGTTAAATAAACCTTCCATTCCTTCACCCATTCCGGGAACACCTGATTCACCCATAGGTTGCTGTATACTTGCGTCAGCATTTGCAATATCTTCATCAGTAATATTTGACCACATTCCAGTTATTTCCTCCATTTGACGAAGCTCTTGCATAGCTATTTTTTGGCTAATAAGCCCTGCGTTAAATACTTCAATGACTGAACCTGCCATTTTAGATGTTAATTCAGCTCTTTCCTCATTTGATACTCTGCGAATAGGATTGAACTTATAGTCAAAATCGTCTGGTATAGCTCCTAATTCCGAAACAAATATAACAGGAAGCAATTTATCAAGCACCGGCCTCAAATAAGACTCTTGTCGTTCTTCAATTACTTCATAGTAGTTTTGTAAATCACTTTCGCCAGTTGCATTCATGCCTGCTGGAGATCTACCAAACAGTTTAGTCATTGGTATTTCAGCAGCACCGGAAATATCGGACATAAAATTCTCATATATGTCTGATAAGCCACTAAAAGTATACTGCTTAGTATCAAACTTATCATTCCGACCAAGTATATACATACTAAAATTATTCATAAGCCAGTTTTGAGCCTGCACTGTGTTATACAAATCCTGACGCATTTTGTCGTTACCAACAGTTAATACTTGATCCATACCTTCCATTTGTAATACATTTAGATTAGCTCTAAATACAAGATTTGCTATATTCCATGAAGTGTTATCACGCTTCTTTAGTTCATCAAATATATGCTCAACCTCTGAAGCACCCCAATATACTTCTGCTTGCTTTTCCCAAAACGGCAAGTCACGACCGATAAATCTCAACACACGACTATGATGCACAATTATTACATTATGGGAAGCGTTGTTTGTTATTTGATATGTTGCAGGCAAACCAAAATCAGGGTCATTAATGTCCGTAACTAAATCAGTTCCCGGACTTATACCTGACCATCTATCAACTACTAATAGCCCTTTAAAACTGCCTGGAAGCACCATATCAAGCTCTAAAGGTTGGTCAAGTATATTTTCATGACCTTCAATCATTACAATAGTAGCGGCGCCTCCATAAAGCCTTCCCCACTTTAACGCCTCAAGTATACGCCTTTTAACGCTTGTTTTTCTTTCAACTACTCTAATTTTTTCAAGGAACTCCGGCCTTAATTGGCTTGATATTTTATACCAATTCTTGCACATATCTTCGGGTATTACATCAATAATTCGGCGAACAATCCAATGGCTACGGTACAAACTATTCATCAAATTATAGTCTTTTGTTAAACGTGTCATTGGATATTGTGTTGATTCCATCATGCTTGGCGTTCCTGTTCCCATTCTTGCAAGAACATTTTGAAAAGCATCAAGCATCAAATGTGCTGGTTGCTGCGGAACGCTTTGCATTTGTTTCATTTGTATTGCTCTTTTCGCATTACTCTTTTTACTCATATTTATACCACCTTAAGCTGCTACTTAACAGCACACTTTTCTTGGAAGTTTAGGTCCTACTAAGATTCTAGCAGTTGTTAAACTTTTTCCTTTTATATATTTTATCGCATTTTAAAATACATCATATTCAATCAAGCTATTAGCCTCCATGCTTTTATCTTAGTTTTACAAAAATAACGCTTTGCATCCATGGTATGATCTTTTATTTTAAGCGGCTTTTCTTCACCACGCTCACGAGCTTTATCATCCCAAGTATAAGAAGTTACTTCTGAGCGTGTCATCATACACCTTTCATGCACTTTATAAAGCCTAAGCCCCAACATAGTTGATACTATACTGATACCATCTCTAACTTCATTATCAGCATCCTTAACCCTAAATCCTCGCTGTCTAAGCTCAGCTTTAAAACTTGCAGCGGAAGGATCAAGAATAATATCATCTGGCATGTCATCACCGATAAATTCTACAAGATCATCAGCATACTGCGAATCTGTTTTCTGTATGCCTTTTTCCTTGCTGTCATAATAGTATTCGTTTATTTGCCAGCACGTTTTACCATCATCCCAAATATCAAGAAATACCATTGGATTTGTAGTACCATAATCTATTGCTATTGAGCGCCTGGCTATTTGTTTTAAACCAAGCGGAGCAGTCTCATCGTTAAACAAATTTTCTTCGTCTGACCACATATCATAAATAGCGCCTTCGGCTATAACCCATAAACCAAGAATAAAACGCTTAAAGAATACTCCAAAATACATTGATTTATATTTATTTTTAACATTCTCACTAAGACTAGGATTATCATCCATCGTGAAATGTAAATGCAAGAGCTTTTTCTCTTTTGCTTTTTCTAACCAATTTACTTTAAACCAATGCAACGGCGCATCCGGATTACAGTTAAACCAACTTTTAGCACCTTCAACGCTGCAACGTCCAGTACCTTGATTAACAAAGCTTTCAGGCATAAGCGCAACTTCATCAAAATATATGCCAGCCAGCGTTATACCTTGTATTAAATCTTGGCTGCTTTCGTGTTGCCCGCCGAATATATAAAAGTGATTTGTATGCCCTTTAAAGCTTATATCAACCCGTCTGTCAGGTCCTGTTCTTACTTCCTTAATCTTATAACCTCGTATCTTAAGTACTGGCTTTAGCCATGCCCAGACGTTTCTGTTAAATGCTCCTATACTTTTACCACACATAGCAAAGTTCTGGCCATTAAATGTATCCATAGCCCAGAATACAAATGAAAGAGCCATAGGAACTGTTTTACCAGCTCTTATGGCTCCATCTGCTATAATACCATTATAATCTTTATAAGGACTTTCATCTGTCCACCAAGTTAATATTTTCTTTTGTTTCAGAGAAAAAGCAACAAAGAAAAGTACAGCTCTAACTATATTCTTTACAACTTCTACAGACATAAAACACACCTCACAAAATAGTAAAAGCTCCCTAACGGGAGCCTAAAAGTTTGTTGCTAATTTAAGTTTTAACCTGTTAATTATTGCTTCAACTTCTGCATCCTCAAATGGTACTAAGTCTATTCCTTCATCAGTCATTGCTTCTTTACAAATAACTGCATTGCCAACTATTGGCGCATAACCATAAATTATTGTACCAATCTGATTAATCGTAAGGTTTTTACAATGCCCTTCTTCATTAACTACCATTACGTGATTCTGTTCAAGTATCCTTGTTATTGGTCTTACAACTTCAATCCAACCTTGGACTCCACTATTCAAGGACTTGTAAAACTGTTCAGTACTTGCTGCACCCGATTCAACAGCTTCAATAGTGCCATCTGTTTTTATTGCTAATATCTTAGGCATTATTTATCCTCCTCTATTAATACTAAATCTTTCACTTCTACTAAATACTTATTACCCATTGCATCTACAACAATGTTCCGGTGGTTTGCACTTCTAGTGGCTTTAGTAACATCGTTATTTAAAACAATTACTAATTTGCCACTAGGTAAATGCTTATACCACTGAATAATTTACACCTCCCTTCCAAGAACTATAATAACACTAAAAGAATAAAATGTAAACTACTTTTTACTAAACAAATATTCTAATGCTGTTGACTTCACTACTTCAGGCATTTGCACTAACAACATCTTAGCAAATCCAATTAGTTGCTTAGCATGCCCCATTCTTAAATATTTAGTGTTAAGGCCGCAATCTTTATCACCAAACCTTACTCTATCCAAAGCATCTGCATCTTTGAAAATATTAAGTAACTTCACAGTAATAGAATCAGGCAAATTTTCTAAATCTGATAAAGAATGTTCATGAATTAAAACAGTTGCTATATCATCAATTTCTGAATCATGTGGGTTTAAAAGCTTTAACTTTATTGCCTTATTTACGCTCTTAAATCCATGCTTTTCATCTACTTCATTATTTTCCCTACCAATATCATGGTAAGCTGCTGCTTTTCTAAGTATCTGTATTTCTGGCTTATTGCAACCGTACATTATAGCTATGGTTTCAGCTAGTATCATTACGCGTTTTGTATGTGCAATACCATGAGGACCATTGGGATCAAAAAACCATTTAGGACTAATAATAACATTTTGCATCTTTAACCTCCTTTTCTTCTGCCTATTGTTAAATAAAATAAAACTTTAGTTAATATAAAGCCAATCGCTAACACTATTATGTATTTACTAACTAATACCTATTATACTATATATATAAGAGTTTGTAAATAGCATTATGATTAAATATAATGCTATTTTATAAATGTACTTAGTTCAACACGTTTTGGCTAATAGCTCTTTAGTATGAGCCTTATATAAACTTATAGGGCTATCGTAAAGCTATAAACAAATAAAACCCGCACTATGGCGGGCTATTGTTTTGTTAATATTAATCCTGCTAATGTATCAGTATTGTTAGTTAATATTCTTAAATATTCAGCGCTAACCTCAGCGCCTTTAGCTGCTATACTGCGAGCTTGTTTTACTGATTCAAGATTTAGCGTAACCGTTTCAAGTATTAACTCTTTGACTGCTATATTTAGTTCAGAGTGCTTCCGTTTAAATATTTCATCCAGCATTCAAAGCAATTACTTACGGAACAACGACTGGTATCTAACGCTTCACAACACATTTTTTCATCTTCAGCTAGTTTCTTAGCTATCCTTTCCCTTTCAGCTACTACACCTTCATTGTACTTCTTATTAGCAAACTGTTCAATTATTTCTTTATTGCATAAAGCTTTAGTTTGTTCTAACACTATTCAGCACTTCCTTTCCAATACTTATAATTAGCTTGCTGGCACTCAAAAGCAACTAATTGCGAATACTCTTTACAAAGCCTTTTATTGCTACCAGCGGCTCCTTCTTTACTAATTAAACTAACACCATTATCAATAAATTTGCTCCTTTTAATACAATTATCGCAACACTTAAAAGGAACCTTTTGCTTACTCTTAAAAATTATTCTGGACAACTTAACTAAAAATGCTTTAATTTTCACTCAGTTACCTCCAGCACTATAAAAGCTTTATTAACCCCTTTATTATACTTCTACGCTTCTGGTAACACACCAGAAAAAGTAGTTATTACTTTACATTTACACATTCATATATTAACACTACTTTTGTTTATAAAGCCTACTTGGTTTTATCAAAAATATTCCTCTGCCGTTTCTCTCAAACTCAGCGTCGCATTTTTTATTAATACAATAATATCTTTGGCACATTAAATCATAACCGTCAAAAACAATGCTGTTTTCAATAAAACACAAAGGACATTTTCTGTTTAACAAGTTGCTTCTCGCAAAAAGCATTAAATCTCCGACGCTTGCTTGATATTTTTCTTCTCTTAAATAAGCGTTACGCCCATCTCCTTGCCCAAAGAATTTATTAAATCCTTCATCTGGTAATGCCCTAAAATAAAACTTGTAAACATAACCTTTGTATAAATATTTTCTATGTGCAATTAAAATTGCACTATTAGGCATTTCACTAGGCAGAAAATAACTAGGTGGTAACACTTCTTTATTTTTACCGATTCCAATACATTTTAAAATTGATTTAAGCATTTTCCGACACTCCTTTGCAATACTATGCATTCGTTATATCTACGAACGTGCCAAAAACATTTTGATATATTCGTTGGTTAGAACTTCCTCTAAATTTAAGGCTAATATCACGAAGCTCTTCAACATATCTTCCATCAACTACATAATCCATTTTGCTGACTAAGCTATAGTAAATCACATAAGCATCTTTAAGCATAAAACCAGTATATAGCATAAAGTTGATTTCCGGTTTTGCTTCTTTTATTAAATCAGTTAATGTTTCTAGATTATACGCTTGCAATAAAGGCTCTCCACCCGTATAAGTTACACCTTTTATTAGCGGGTTATTATCTAAATACATTAGAACTATATTAGCTAATGATTTTACATCTATTTCGTAACCACCATCTACTTTATGTGTATCAGGATTATGGCAACCCTTGCAATTATGCTGGCACCCTTGAAAAAATATAGGAAGCCTTATATCAGGCCCATCAACTACACTTAACTGGATTATATTAGCTATTCGCATATTACCACCCTACTCTGCTAAACAAATATTGTAACAACAATCCAACTGATACATAAAATAGCGGATCAAGAATTGACTTAGTAATAAATTTAAAACCGGATACTTCTTCTTTTACTAATACAGCTCTATCGTCCCAGTATTCTCTGGCGCCTATTTTCCTGCTATCTACGATGTATGTCTCCAGCATATGGCCAGATATTAGCAAAGGAACTTTGATAGAATCAACGGTAAAGAAAATGCAAGCGCAGCTTAAAAAGAATCCAAGCACAGTGTTTATATTATGGACATGCAGAGAAGGACAAGCGCTGGAAGATGCTATAAACTTTATTGCTATGAAGCAAATAACCTTTTTCAATACAGTCACTTACAGGAAATACTGTTCTAGTGCAATTTCCGCCATCAGCATTTCCTAAACAACCTGAACATGAGTTTACTTTTCTTACACCAGGATTAATGCGCTTTTTCTTATCCGTACTACCTTTCTTAAACACTAGCCATTGGCCTTTTGTATAGCTCCAATTAGCTGCTGTTCTTCTACATGCTGTACATCTAAGTTTTAAGCATTCTGAAACTATATTGCGTTTATCCTGCTTGCCTACTTCGTCAAGACCATAAACTGTCTTTGAAATGGCTCTAAATCTATCAACTTCGGTATTACCGCAATGTGGACATTCAAGCATTATTTATTCTCTCCTTTATCCACTCCGATCGGTTCGGATTATTTACTCTAAATTATGTACATTAATTGCTGGAGAACTAAGGCAGATTTTAACTGCCTTTAGCTCAAAAGAATATCGTTGTGTTAGCAACGATAAACAAATAAATTATGGAGGATTATGGATTACACTAATAAATAGATAAAATGCTGGCACAAGCAATTAAGCCAAGCTTAACTATATAACATTAAATGCTGAGTTTATGCCCCTCAGCTAGGCAAATACTGCATTGATTTAATAAGCCGGCAGTCCACTTTAGGTTTTGTGGCAAACGCTTTCCTCCTTGTTTTCAAGATAATATTAATGGCGTTAATCGCCGCGGCAAATTGGTATTTTACAAATTAATAGTAGCTAAACGCGTTCGCATAATTAACACCGCCTTTCAAAGGCCTTGTATTAGCCTGTATTATATTTAACTTAACTTATCTTGTTGATAAGATTTACGTTTGAGTATGGCCATCCTAGACATTTATAAGGCTATTCATAATCTTCTATATCAATGCTTGATTCAACTTCGTTTCCCCATACATGCCAACCTTTAAACTTTTCACGGGCAAACAATTCTATACGCGGCTTATTACCAATGAGTTTTACAATACGCTGCCTAACTTCATTTGGCTTTTCACTGTGCTTACCTATCGGTTCAACAACTACTGAATGAACTGAAGACGAAATTCTTTTTGGCTTGCCACGTACCCCAATAAGACAAAACTCAGAATTACTTCTAGTCCAATTTCCCATACCCCAAAATAATGAATCAGTCTTTTTGTTTTTCTTTACCCAGACAAAACCCCAAGCTTCAAGCGTATTAATTCCGTTTTGCAAATGTGGCCACGTAACCCAGATGAACAAAACACAATTACTAGCAGCCATATTTTGTACTGGTAAAGCCTGAATGTCCTTAATCTTCATTGTTTTATATTTGCAACCTGCGCCACGGTTTCCCGCAAGCGCTTTGTCTTTATATTCCCACGGTGGGTCAGCATAAATAATATTATACTTTTGCATTAAACTAGCCTCTTGACCATTTTCTTTACATCTGAAAACTTATTAAATCCAAGACGTGCTAATCTGGTAAACACTAAGCTATTGTTTACATAGGCATGAGTTTTACTCAATTCCTCCCACATTATTTCCTCAATCTGCAGACTTATAATACCAGGATTAATTGAACTAGCTTCCTTAATTGCTTGTTTAATTATGCCGGTAGCTGTTAACCTTGGCAATTATATCACCCGCTTTATTATTTTACTTCATCTTCCCACACTTGTTGTGCTGAACTTTTTAATGCTTCAATAAATCCATCATCAGCGAGCTCTTCTTCTCCTTGTCCAGCTCTAACTTTATCAAGTTCCAGACGCTGCTGCATAATCTCAACTTTTCTTTCCTCTATTTTCTGGCGCCAGTCCTTTGGCATAACATCAAAATAATGTTCGAGCTTTTCTAATGCTTTAAGTTTGTCAACCAATTTTATCGTTACGCCGTCCTTACCTGACTTTATTTCACTTACAAGCTGTCCATCAATTTCGCTTCCGTCAATAATTCTTAACTTTCCTTTTTCAATTTTAGCAAAGTCAGTAATATCAGCGAACGCTATTCTTACATATTGGTCTATTATGTCTGTTGCACCAATGAAAAACTTGTTTGCAACCAATAATTTTAACCAAGCTATGTATCGATTGATGTCAGGATTCTGACGTAACTTCCAGCCAATAACGTGAGGTGTATTTTTATTATAGCCTGCTTTTATTGCAGCAATACGAATATTATAATTTTTTACAAACGCTTCGCAAAACAACCTTTGTTTATCAGTAAGCTGATCAGTTACTTCGTCGCGTGTCATTGCCATCAGCTCTTCTTCGGTTTCCTCTGTAAATATCTTTCTAAACACTTTTGGCATAGCATTTTCTCCTTATTTAAAAGGCTGATACTATGCCTAAAGCTTTATTCACCATCAAGCAAGTAGCTCAGCCTCTCTTTATTGTAGCTCCTTTTAATGCCTAACTTTTGGCTACTTCCAACAAGAAAAGCCTTAAGCTTACAAGCATTACAATTATATTCTTGATTAATGTAAAAAGATTTATGAAACTCCTTACATCTAGTACAAAATTCTTTCTTTAACTTTGATAATTCAAGTGAACAATATAGCTCAACCTTGAAAGTTGGTAAGTCAGCGTCTATTTTTTTAACTATTTTGTATAAAATACCGACTTCAACTTTACTAACCATATTAGTAGCAAGCCATTTACAAGCTTGTAAATATGCTTGTTTACTGCTTTCGTCTTTAAATTCAACTTCAAAAAACTTCTCTGTAATATTTATCACCCAGCATAGCCTCCTAGGTACCAAAGCGTTATTCTTTATCAAATAACGCTCCGCAACTTAATCCACCAACTACCATTAGCAAAATTATTACTATGCAAAAAATTCCCCAGTAATTAGTAATAGTCAATTCAACGCATCCTTTCAATCTCTTTCTTAGCCAACATGTCCACCCGATCATTATGCTCATGGCCACTATGGCCTTTAATCTTGATTAAATTTATTCCTCTATATTTTCTAACTAACTTGCTAAACTTAATCCAAAGGTCCTTATTTTTAACATCTGAGCCTTTAGCTGTTTTCCAGCTGTTAAGCTCCCATCTTTTATACCACTGGTTTTTAAAAGGATTTACAACATAAGCAGCATCTGAATAAATGTCTACATCTTTATAGCCAAGTGAAACAGCTAATTTGATTGCTTCTATAACTGCTTTAAGCTCCATGTGATTATTCGTTGTATCCTCGCTATAACCGGATATTTCTTGTTTTTCATTCTCATTAAAGAGTAACAATGCAGCCCAACCTCCTGGTCCTGGGTTTCCACTGCAAGCACCGTCTGTATACGCTCTTACTTTAGCCACTATTTGTTCCCCCTTTTAGTATCATGGAAGGGATTTTCTTTTATAAAATAACCATAAAAGGTTAAAATTGTTTTAGCCATTCCTTCAAATAATGTTATTCCATACACTGTATTTATCCATGTATGTGTTTCCTTATGCTTAATCATAAATACCCAACTATTATCACCAGCATCTTGTATATACCCGATATGTGCTGGGTATTTTTTAATTAGCTTACTGTATAGCTTTTCTAAAACATCTATCGTTATTTCGTCAGCTTCAAATCTTTCAAGCCATTTCAGCTTGGATAAACCGGTTTTAAGAAGCTCTTCATTGCCTTCAACTCTTAAATCTAATACTAACAGCTTTTCTAACGTCATCTTTGCCATTGCTTCACTCCTTACTTTTACAACAAAGCAAGCCCTTAAATAAGTCAGGCTTGCTTTGTTTATGTTTTAACGAGGGAACTTATATGTCCCAGTCGTCATCGTCCTTGGCTTTTTTGTCTTTCTTGGCAGGCTTTTCATCTTCTTCATCATCGCCCCAACCATCATCTTCTTTTTGCTTGGGCTTGTCTTTCTTAGCCGGCTTTTCGTCTTCGTCAACCTCTGAAGCAGCAGCCTGAGCCTTAAGAATTGCAGCTACAAGGGTTTCTTTCTTTTCATCATCGTCCATAGCTTTAAACTTTTTAGTGGACATGATTTCAATTTCAGCAGCTTTCGCCAGGGTCACAAGTTCTTTAGGCGTCTTTTTCATTAAACCAGCTTTGGTCAATTTAGGCTCTTTTGCAGGCTTGTCCTTAACTTTTTCTTCGCCGCCATCGCTATCGCCGTCTTCATCAGTGGCATCACCCTTCATAACGCTTTCAATAACTCTTACAGTAACCCTTTCCGGAAGTGCTTCAAGAATTCTTAAAAATCCATCCGGGCTACCTGCCAGCGCCATAGCTGCTGCTACTGTAAAATTAGGGAACCTTTTACCAATGTCACTTATGGCTGCGCCATCTCCGTTTTTAATTGCTTCTACTGCCTCGCCGGGCTTCCAATTAATTGCCATGTTTATGGCCTCCTTTTAAATTTGTATTTTTAAACCTTATCCGCTCATTACCCCAAATACTTTTTGCAGGGTGCTTTCCGGTTGGTTTATTTACTTGAATACTATTATACTAAATAGAACTAACTTTGTAAATACTTTTTAGTAATATTTTTAACTAAATTTGAATAAAGTTTAATTTGAGCTATTTTTACCGCAATTTAAAAAAGCTATTAGCCTTTTACAATGCCATTATACAGCTCTAGGTTAGCTTATATCAAGCGCTATTGTTTTTCAACAGTTTGTAGCAATTTGTTACATTCATAAGCTTTAATTAATTCAAGGCGCTTAAGCTCTCGTTCCTCTTATTCCTCTTGTTTTGCAAGCTCAACCCCAGCAAGTATATGAGCATAATCACTGATCTTTTTAATATCTTCTAGATTTCTTGTTTTGTTGAACCTAGCTGCGTACTTAATAATATTGCCAACACAAAATCCTTCAATGGCGCCTTTTGAAACCATTAGATCAATTGGCTCAACTCCGCTACTTTTATAATGTTCGGAACCTTCCGTTTGGCAGAATTCTTTGCCTTTTTCTCTAAGCTGATAAACATTTAATCGCATTTGTTATTCACCTTCCTATAATATGCTTAATATTAAATAGCTACTGAAATATTTTTAATCTGCATTCCGTGCTTATAATCTTTAAGCATAAAATCATCTACTTTAAATTGATAAAAATCTTTTACACTTACATTTATTTTTAGTCTCGGAGCTGGAAATGAAGTTCTCTGAATAAGCTCTTTCACAAGCGGAACATGCCTATCATAAATATGAGCATCGGCAATAACATGAACAAATTCGCCAACTTCAAGATCGCTTACTTGTGCGAACATATGAATTAATATAGCGTACTGGGATACATTCCAGTTATTTGCAACTAAAACATCTTGTGATCGCTGATTTAGTATCGCATTAAGTTTCTTACCGGTAACATTAAATGTCATACTATATGCACAAGGATATAAGTTCATTTCATGTAGGTCATTGTGGTTGTACATATTCACTATAATCCTTCTACTATAGGAATTATGCTTTAAATCATACAATACTCTGTCAACTTGGTCAAATAATCCTTCTGGGTATTCATGCTTAATACCCAACTGATATCCATACGCTTTTCCTATCGAGCCATCTTCATTAGCCCAACTATCCCAAATACTACTGCCAAGATTCTTAATATTATTTGATTTCTTCTGCCATATCCAAAGCAGTTCGTCAATTGCAGCTTCTAAATTAGTAGGCCTTAAAGTAAGTATAGGAAATTCATTTGATAAGTCATACCTGTTAACAACACAAAACTTTTTAATAGTATGAGCTGAAGTTCCATCCTCCCATTTTGGCCTTACCTGTTCACCTTCTGAGCTAATTCCATTTGAAAGAATATCCCTGCACATTTTAATGAACATATTATCAGCTTTGCTCAATCTTCATCCTCTCCATCATTTTCTATTTCTACGTCAGCCTTAAAGCGCACTTTAAGCATCTCACCAGCTAACTTGTTTAAATTGTCAGCTTCTACATAGCTAAGTGTACTATTAAACTTTATAACCGCTTCACCGTCATTATCAATCTTAACTTCTTTCAGCGTATATATTCCAAGCTTTATAGGCTTGCTATCGCCTATTTTTGAAATAATATTAATATTTTCATTCAACAGCTGAACCAATTGTATGTAGTTTACAAGTTGATCATATCCGAACTTCAATGAGAGATCAACTGCCTCATTTGCTTTAATACTATGGCCATTATACTTGCAAACTGTTTTAATATCTACTTTTCTTACTTCCGCCACTTTTGCTTCACCTTCTCCCGCTGCTCAGCTTTTTCATTCCAAAATTTGCTCCTATTTTTACTGCCGGAACTTATTACCTTAGTCGGTTTATTAACTGGCTTGTCCTCAATTTCTATGGAACTAACTGCTTTACATTTACCTGTTTCAATATATTTAGCTAAAGCTGGTAAGTCTAACGGCCTAGCCATAAAAAATAAATCACCTGATTTTAAGAATTGAACTATAAATACTGGTATTTTGTGGCTTGTATTAGCATGAGCTTCAAGTTTTTCAATATCCAGCATTCTTATTCTTATGCTGTTAGCATCAGTGCTTTTTAATTGAGCTAAAACATAATCATTTTCACCATCTTCTTTTTCTATCCACCCACTACCAGAGCCTTTTGCGGGCTTTAAACCTAAATCCAACATAACTTCTCTTTCGTTCTTAAAGTAAAATTTCATTGGTCTTTTAGCCACTATTAACGCCCTCCAAACTTATACACCAAATATTCAGCCTGTTGTTGTAACTTGGATTTATCGGGCTGCTTTAGCTTACTATATAAATCAAAACCAGTTTCACCCGTAAACCCTTTAAATACATAATAGTATTTTGTTTGCTTAAAAGCTTCCGGCTGCTTTTCTATAGCTCTAACAAGTTGCTTGCAGTTATTATCATACATAGCATCTGAAATAACGGAAGTATTTAAGCGATAATAAATTATACTGTGAATTAACACCCAGCGCTGCAATAGCTGTATTTTAGTTTTAGGCGTCCAATATGAATTATTAAACTTCATTGTTTAACCTCATTTACAAATAAATAAAACCCTCACTTGAGGGTTAAATCATCTGGTTAAAATGCTCTGCTATTTGCTTTTTAAGCTTTTTAGTTAATTTAGGCACTATAAATTTGTTACCATGGCATTTAAAGCATCTAGTACCATCCATACGATTGAAGCTATATTCTCCGGTACCGCCACACCTTGTACAAGTTTTTCCGAACCCCTCTTTAAACAATCTGTAAATCACTATATCCATTATTTTCTGTACTGGCTTACGTTGATATAAATCAAGCTCTATCATTTCATCACCAACTATTACACCCATAAGCCATTTATAATCGTCAGATAATTTATTATACTCTCTTTCCCACATTTTATTTTTAGCCTCATTACCTACAAAAATTTCAGGTTTACCAAAAAGATTTCGGTTAGCATAATTTTGTTTATTCATTTCATAATGTCTTTCTAGGTGTTTTTGCGCTTCCTCTTCAGTATTATGATTATGCGTTCCAAGCTGTAGTTTACCATCTACCAATAATAACCCAGCTATATTGCCCATTGTACATTCTCCTCTCAAGAACTATTTTTTTAACTAAGTTAATTATAACAAATCCATGGAAGTTTGTAAATAGCCTTGACTAAAATAGTTTTATTCTTTTTCAGCTAACATTGTTAACACAAGGAAAACTATTATCACGAGCAAATCAAATATTACGCTACTTAGCATCAGAAATTATAGCGTCGGAAACTAGCTTTTCAAGATCACTAGCCAAGTTTGCTCTTTCCGTAGCGCTTCCTGCTCCTAACTGATATATTATTTCCCTTAGTAATTTATACGGAATTTTGTAAGCAAGCGAATTTGCTTCCTGGCTTATTTTATCCACTTTAACAACCTCCTATAAGAACCATTTGCTTAATGTTTAACGCTTGGCCTTGAGCCTTCAGGAGCTTTACAAGGCTACTTATGCAAAGGTAAAAGGAGCCCTTAGGCTCCTTTTTTTAGTGCAAATAATGCTTGGCTATATTTGTTAGTTCTGTCAGTTTCGAAGGTGTTTACAGTGTCTTTATCAAAACCCTTCATTATTCCGATCGCTATTATTTCCTTAAGTTCCATTTTGCCTTCCAACTTTGTTACTGTGATTATACAGCGATATGAGAATGTAGCCCGTATTCCTTTTTCTGAAGCTTGTTTACGAAGTCCTCTAACAAATTCAACCAATTCAGTGTTGCCCTTAGCAAGTGCAAGCTCAATGTTTTCGTCGTAGTCAAATTCTATCAATACGAATCTGTCTAATGTTGCTTGGTCCAATTGCAGACGCCCTGTATATTGTTCATCTGCACCATTGCCTACAGTGTTTCCAGCTGCTACTACTCTGAAGTCTTTGTGAGCATTCACTTTGCCATTTGGAAACTCAAAGTATTTGTTTGCCAAAGCTGCATTTAACAAGACCAAAACTTCCGGGATACTTGCATCCATTTCGTCTAGGAAGAATAATCCTCCGTTAACAAATGCTTTGTAGAATTCTGTTTCATGATATTTACCACCCGCATCAACGAAGCCTGTGATTTTATATTCTTGTTGCACTGAATTTGTGAAGTAGAAGTCTAACCCTAAGCTTTCAGCTATTTGTTGCAAAGTGTGGTTTTTACCGCTTCCTGCTGGGCCGTAAAGGTAAACTGGAATATCTACGCTTACACAGGTTAGTATTTGCTGATATTTAGCATGTTTAACACCTTCAGTTTCAACTACAACCTTATGTGCTTTTGGAACTTCTACAACAACTGCCGGAACTTTTTTCGGTGTTTCAGCTTTTCCTTTGCTCCAACTTCCAGCATCTCCGCTATATCTGCCTTCATACTCAATGTCGTAAGCTTCCAAGCTACTTCCTGTGTTTAGTTTGAAGCTGTAGATATCGCCTGAAAAGTAGCAATATTGTTTTCCAGAAACTTTATCCAAGTAGTAGTTGCGTTTTACAAGCTTATCCGGACTAGCTTTCGGGGTTACCATTACACAGCCTTCAAATTTAAAACTCTTCGCTATGCTTAAAACTTTACTTTCAGTGCTCATTACTGTTACTTTTCTCATTTTTTGCTCCTCCTCTATTCTCTAGCACTAATTTTTACTTGCTATGTATTATTCCCTGCTGACATTTATAATTATACAGCAAAAATAGGAGGTTGTAAACCCCCTTTTGCAAAGTTTTAAAAATAATTTAAAAACTTTTAAATACTAGCTACAACCTCTTCAACGCTTCTTATAAAACTTGGTAACATAATTTCATTTTTGTTCATATACTCTTTTGATTTCCTTTCATTTAGCGGTGAACCATATCCACCTATAAAACCTTTTTCTGTTATCACTGATGAAACTTCCATCCACCTAAATGATAACCTTCTCAGCATCGAAGGATGCACTAATGGAAAAGCTACTTTCGATACATTAAGCCTTTCAGAAGCATTTTTAATTCTTATCGAAAGTGAAGCTATTTCATTGCCACTTTGCGCTTCAAGAACTATATTTAAGTTTACTCTGATTCCTGCTGCTTCAATTTCCCTTACTATTATCAATGCTTTTACACTTTCATCAACTATTTGTTCTGTGCTTGCACTAGCACTATAGTTGATGAACTTATTTAGCGTAACAACTTTTTGCTTTTGCACTACTCTTTTTTTGTTTATCATGTTAGTTGGTACACCCTGTAAATATCTTGGCACAGAACAATTGCCACCTACTACATCATAAACAGAGCGCTGAGTTGATTTATTGCTTATATTTTTAATTTTAGCTTGCAATTTACCTTCAATATCTTTAGCCATTTCTGACCAACCATTCCGCATTAATTCAACTGCTGTCTCAAAACTATTAGTAAGTGTAAACCCTTTAGACCATTCTGAAGTATCAAGCGAAGTAAGAGTTTTACCTTCAAATACACTATTTTCTTTAGTTATGCTTATATAGTTATAAAACTCACCCAAACTGTTAAAGTGTTGCTTTTTATATTCTGCCATTTTATTTGCTCCTCTCGGCTACTAAGTTAATTTGTTTAACAATTCCTATTATACACTAAACAAATAAGTTTGTAAATAGCTTTTAGTAAATATTTTATACCAAGCAAAACTTATTTATATATTATATAAATATAAGATCTATAAGGGGTTTAACACGTTTTTCTGGAAGTTTTGCTTTTGCTTGTTTTTATCCGCTCAAGAACTCTGTCTACAATGTTCCAGCAAGTGAGTTCAAATTTATATTTCTTGATTTCTCGGAATCCGATTCAGAATTATTACCATTAAAACAATTTAGCTATTTTGCTTCTTACATATAAGTGGTAATGGTTTAAAGCGCTTGTGGTTCAAATTAGAACAATTTCTGATTTTACGCTTGGTATAAAAACTTACTTCTCTATTTTCAACTTCTGGTTCTTGTGGAAGCCATATAGAGCAATACAAGCAGCGTCGCAGGCATCATCGTCATAAACAGTTTTACCATTTCTGTTAACTGAGGTAACACTGGAGCTAAAACCTAAATTTATAACATGCTTAATAGTAGCAAGTTTTTTGTTACCGGACTGACTGGCTTTACTTGTACCAACAATTTGAGCTTTCCAACTTCTTGTGTCTGCGCTATAAACTTTAACACCATAACTATTAGCAACATCTACAATAGTAGCTACTAAAGCGCCAGCTGACTTAATATAATTAGTGCTAATAAACATTTGATTTTGACTATTATCATTGTTGTTGTGTGAAAAAGTTCTTATACGCTCGCATATGACATAGCACTCAGAAGCCTTGTGAGCGTTAAGGTCAAGTATACGGGTTAGTACATTAGTTAGATGTTTACGCTTCTCTGTGGGGCTATGAAGGCCTTTGAAGGCTAAGCTACTAACCTTTAATAGCTTACCATCAGCAGCTATAGCAATGCCGGTACGGGTGTAACTTTGATCAATGCCAATAATTAATTTATTATACACTTTTAAAACTCCATTCGCTATATTTACAAGTATATCACCATGGCAGGGAGCAGGTTTACAATGGCAGCCTAATACTTTTCCTTTTAGTGCTTTAGCAGCTTTGAGTAGTTCAGGGCTATTTAGTATGTATTGTTTGTATAACTCTATTACTTCTTTACGATTGCCATGGACTCCTATATAAAACGGATTACCAAACAAGCTTCCACGGCCTATATAAACGTCATACGGCTGCTTAGTTAAGTTTATATTGATAATAGTAGTTAGTCTTTGCATGGCTTATATAAAGGATGTTTGCAACAATACACAGGGCAATAATATTTGCAGACACCACAACATTTAGCGATAACTTTTTCCATTGGCTTTGGCTCATAATTATCTTTAAGCTTCCACCCATGACAACTTCTATCTGGCATACTAAAACCTCCTAAAAAAATAAATAAACCCGCTTGTTAGCGGGCTAATCCGTGTTTCTTTTTAAACCTAAGAACTTTCATGAAGGTAATAACATCTTTGAAATTTACCAAATATGGAGAAGTTCTTAAGCTACCAATCTTGTTTGCTTTAAGTATGCCTTTGCGTATATATTGTCTTACGCTGGCGCTTGATAACCCTGACATTAAGCTTACTTCTTCAACTGTTAATTTCATTTGCGGGAACTTCATTGAGTAGCATTTAATGATAACTGCTGACACTATTTAGCCTCCTTAACTTTAATATAAATTGCTTTTACTATTGACTTATCTAAGCCTATACTGACTAAGTTATTTAAGAATGCATATAGCTGAGGCTTGTCAAGTTGGCGTATAAGCTTAGCAAGCAAGTTATAAATACATTCCATAAGGTAATCATTATTATGCTCTTCATAACACCAATTAGCAATAATTGTGAGTGATTCATATGGCTTATACATACTTTACCCCTGTAACATTCATTTAGCCACCGCTCATCTACTTTATAACCCCTGTTAAACCTTTCTTTCATTACCTTCGGCGGTTTTTATTTTTTAAGTGACTGCAATTCTTTTATTTTCTTTTGTATTTTCTTTTTGTCCGCGCCAGACTTAGGCCTTAATCCTTTTAGACAGCTTATAGCATCGTCAATATTTCTACTCACGATAACCCCTCCCTATTTTAATGATGCGCCCAATACCTGCACCACCACATACAACGCCAAGCTAAACAGTGCACCCTTCCGGGCCAGAGAAAAACCGAACATAATAAAAAGCAGCGACACCAATGGACTGTGATTAAACACATAATTAACAGTGCTATGTTTTTTACCCCACCCATTGCCCCTTAAAGCGCAACATTCTTGATGTTGTCCGTTAAGTTGGGCACTTGGTAATATTGGAATTAATTTTTCATGCCATAAACGCATAAAAACACACTACCTTTTTATATTGTACAATATTAAGTTAAGTATAGCTAATATTACTGTTACTATAAATATTATTTTAATAATCATGTATACCCTCCGATGTGGTTTTAACGGATAACCACTAACCGATATAGTTGACTAAACTTCTTGGCCTTCAAAGTATGGATTAACATCTTTAATAATAAAATATAAATGAACGCCAAGTAAATCAGTAGCATGAATTATTCCATCAATATCAATACTTGAGACAAATAGCGGAACATCTTTAAAATCTGGATATTTGGCTATGCCTTGCTTTGACAATGTTACCATGTCACCCTTAGTTAAATTAATGAAGTTTTTATCTTTATCGTAAAACTGAGCTGCTTCCAGTTTATCGATGCATTCTGGGCAATAACACATGTTATCATCAGTTAACTCAAAACTTTTACCACATAAACAACATTTACCCATCATAATTTCCTCCCTGAGGTGCTAAAGTATCAGGTTCCCTGACCTGAGAATATAATAACACATATAAAACTAATTGTAAATACTTAATGCGGAAAATTCCAAACTATTTTTTGTTTTTGCTGTTCTATTGGTTGTTCCTGCTCTATTAACAACATATCAACAAACATTTCATCACGTAACTTAGCTTTAACCCAATCGCTAAAGTTAGGTTTACTATTGGCTAATTTAAGTATATCTTCGTCAGCTGCTGTGAAGAATACAGCTTTACGCTTTAGTTTGCCTTTAGGTATTGACATTGCATAACCTCCCTTAATTATAAGACTATGCAATATTATATACCTAGAGGCTCAAAAGTATTCTTAATTGCTCTTAACTAATTTTACCCTTCCACCAGGTAAACCAAAACAAGCTGGACGCATATTGCATTTTAAAGCACGTTTACAATCTTTATCACTACAAATACCTTTTACCATTTTCTTGTTCTTTATTAAGCTCTGTTTATGTTCTTGAATTAATTTTAAACGCTCTATATATTCTGCAACATCAGCCATTTTATGCTCGGCTGTGAATATCTTAAAGTTCTGGTCATTTTTGTCTTCAACAAGTACAAAGCCTTTATGAATCTTAGTGAGTAACATGTAAAATCTAAGTTGCTTCATTCCTGATGGATGAGTAGTAGCTTTTTTGAACTGAAAAGTATTCATTGATTTTATTTCAACTACATATTTTTTCTTAGCAATGGTAATAATGGCGTCAGGTGTATAGCTAAGATCATATTTGTCCAGAAAACAACTTCTATCCATGTCAAGATAATTACCTAGTTCACCGCGTATAAATAATCTTTGCCACTTTTCACCAACAAAGTTTCCTTCTTCAAATATACGTTTTAAACCAACTGAGATGTTTTCACCCTGCACTTGCTTATAAAACAAGCTAAGAACTTGCTCACGACAACAAAAATCTTTTTCTGAAGCAATAATTGAACTGGCATGCAAACCATACCTATCGCCTTTCTTTTGCTCATACTGAGACTTTATCATTAATAGTTCTTCCTTTGGTTTAGCTGGTAAATAAAACAACTTGTTTAAAGTTTGCTCGATAACAAGCTGCTCACCGAAGTTAGTTTTAGTGCTTGCTGTTATTTTAACTTCGTTTTTAATAGCATCCCTTAACATTGACATAGCTTAACCTCTAATCCTGCATTTTTAATTAAACGCTGGCAAATTAAACATGGTTCTGGTCGCATTGCTTTACCAAGTATGACATCAAAACAATATAAATATAATATGCCACCCTTCATATCTGAGCGCCTTGCTGATATAATAGCGTTTTGTTCTGCATGAACGCTTTGACATTTTTCATATTGCGTACCACGAGGAATGTCGTTATCTATTCTATAGCATATACCACTGTCACAACAGTTCTCAGAACCTCTAGGAGAGCCATTATATCCTGTCGCTATTACTTCATCATCTTTGATAATAACTGCGCCATATTGGCGCCTGAGGCATGTACTACGCTTACTTACTGCTTCCGCTATGCCAAAATAATAAGCATCCTTACTAGGTCTATTCCTCACCATCTTCATCCTCCTCACTATTGCCACGCTTTTTCCTGCTATCAGCCATAAGCTGTTTTCTAAGCACTGAAATATCATCAAAGCTAACAAAATTATGCTTGAAGAACATTGGCAATTCAGCTTCACCCATTGGATTACAAACTTTGCTTTTAATTACTTTAACTTTCATAATCATACCAACTTTTTCATTAACAGCGGAATTTCTTGGATCTTTATTTGGTATTTCAATCCAGCTTTTTCTAGCTACTTGTAATCTAATACTACTATAAAATTTTAAGGCCCTACCACCTGGTGTATCTGTTTTTTCACCAAATAACATTGCATCCATTTTATCCCGCACCTGATTAATAAAAATAATTGTAGTGCCGGAAAATTCAACAACTTCTTCGAGCATCGGCACGTACCTATGAAGCAAACGGGCAACTCCGCCCATACGATCATTTTCCTCTTTATCATTGTTGATATTTTTCTTGAGCTTTTCGATATCTTCCTTAGGCTTTAATGCCGGAACGCTGTCAATGACGATTAATGGAATACCTGATTCAGCAAACTTCATAGCCCTATTAAGTGCTGCTTCACCATATTTTGCTCTATATACAAGCATTTGTTTAGGTCTATTACCAAACTGCTTAGCTCTATTAGCATCAAAAGTTCCTTCAATCGGTATATTTAAGCAAAGCTCATGTAGACTGGACAAATGGTAACCTAAGCTAGTTTTCCCGCTTGATTCTGGGCCAAATATCTCAATTATTCTACCTTCAGGCATTCCGCCACCCAGTATGTGATCTAGATCCTCAATGCCAGTTGACCAACGAGGAATCTTTAACACTGAATTTTTAGAGCCTAGGCTAAATATACTTCCTGCACCTTCCTTTTGGTCAATCTGCTTACATAGCTGCATTATTTTTTCTTTATTAGTTTTTGCCAACGCTTGTACACCCTTTCTAAAATATAAAACCCTCCGAAGAGGGCGGTCTATCTAGCAATCTTATAAAATTCTACCTTTACATTACGCTTAATACCTTTATGTGATAAAACTAATTTTCCTTCTCTTATTAACTTTTCTGCTCTGTTTCTAGCAACTATTGGGCTAACGTCATAATGGTCTATTGGCTCAACTCTAGTTACAAGCTGATAACAAGCTCCATTAAACATTATCAAATCTTTCTCAGTTAAAATGTATGTTTTTCTACCGCACTTTAATTCCATAATATATTCCTCCTCTGAGTGCTATTTTGTGGCTATAATTATTTTACCATCAAACGTAAAATTTACTTCAAATGGTTGTTCAACGCTCATTAAAAACTCAATAACTAACTGTGCTTCACTATAAGTATATTCTGTCCCAAATCTACTTAATTCGTCTAAAATAACTTCTAAAGGCCTATTCATTATTAATTCCTCCTCTTGAGAACTATTTTGTTATTAAAGCTATTATATAATAAAAAAGCTACTTTGTAAATAGCAATTTGCGATTTAATGCAAATATATTTGCCATACAAAGTAGCTTTGTGAATGTCTAGGAAGCCTATAGCCAATAGCAATTTATATTTTATGTAGTTTTGGCCTTGCGCTTACTATTAGCCTTCTTTGAGCCTTTTAATAAGTCATAACACATTTCTATCTTTTTGGCATTGCCTGCTTTACCAAGTTGACAGTTTTTAAAACAACTTAAATCTTGGCCTTGTAAACCACAAGGTAATATTACCATTGACATTTTAAAGCTCCTTCCACTATATAGTACAATTATTCTTAACTCTAAGGCCTTTCATATATAGCACAGAATTGTATTTAATAGTACGCTTTAAATAAGTTTTCTTGTTAAATTCCAATGCACCTTGTTCGAGCAAACATTCAACTACTCTTGAATTTACTTGGCGCTTTGGAACTCTATCCAAGAAGTCATCATAGCTTTTATAAAAACCATTAAGCCTGCGCTCATATTCAATAGTTTCAGCAGCTTTTTGACCTACGTTTTTGATTGAAGTCAAACCTTGCTGAACTACACTTTCGCCTTCAACTTTGCGGATTGAATAATCAGCTGTATAATTTACATGAGGTAAGAAAAATAATACACCATCAGCAGCGGCTTCAGCCTGAAATTCAAACTTCTTCTTCTCATCAATTTCATACTTCATGCTGGCATACCAAAATTCAGTTGGATGAAAAAGTTTGTGGTACATATGCCATTCAGAAATTACTGCATAGCCGGAAGCATGACCTTTATTAAACAAATAGCTTGACATGCTATAGAATAAATCATGAGCTTCTTGCTTATCAACTCCACTAACTTTGTGTGCTCCTTCTACAAATAAATTACAAACTTTGTTTCTTTCTTCTTCCGTCATGCGCCATTTGAATATTTTATCAGCCGTATTATAGTCCAATCCGGCAAGGCCTTTACATATTTGCATAACGTGTTCTTGGTAAATTAAAGTGCCATTTGTGTCTGCCGTATATTCATACCAAGCGGAATCTTTAGGCGGATTTAATTTATTCTCTGCATACTTTTCATGCATTGTTAATGATAAAGGCCCTGGACGATTTAATGATATAGCTGCAATTAAATCCTGCAAATTATCCGTGCCTATTGAGGTTAAAATATCTTTAGCCGTTCCGCTTCCTAATTGAAATACACCTGAAGTTTTACCAGTTCTAAAACCTTCATAAATAGCAGTTTTAGTTCTTTCTGGTGCTGTCCTATAATCATATCGTTCTCCCGTAAGCTCCTCGATATCATGCAGAATATTTAGCGTCTTTAAACCGAGAATATCAAATTTTAAGAATCCAAGATCTTCACAATCAAACTTGTCGTAACATGTTGCCAACTTACCTTTGTATTTTACCAAGGAAATATAGTTCTTAATTGGTCCATTGGTAATAACTACACCAGCAGCATGTGTTCCATAATACTTTATTTGTCCATACAGCTTACAAAAATGGATTACTATATTGTCATACTTTTTATTTATTTGCGCCATTCCAGGCTCTTTAAGTATCGCCTCATAATCAATGTCCATCATTTTTACAAGACGATTATCATCTACATGCTTAGAAATATATTTACGAAAAATAACTGCATCATCTTCGTAAACTTCAAACACCTTTATCAAATCATTACAAAGATTTTTAGTACGATTTAATCCAAAAGTAATAACTTGCGCTGAGTTTCCTTTATTCTTTTGTAACAAATATTCAGTTATTTCATCACGCTTGCCATATTCAAAATCCAAGTCAATGTCCGGCATTTTCTTTTTGTCCAAGCGCAAAAATCTAGCAAAGTCATTTCCGATTTCAACTGGATCAACATCTGTTATACCAAGTAAATCAGCTATAAGTGAAGCACATACTGAGCCCCTACCAGGACCAACATATATATCACGTCTTTTAGCTTCATCTACATAATCAGCTACTATTAAAAAATAGTCTGATAAGTGGTGCGATTCAATAACTTCTAGTTCAGTTCTCAACCTGTCTAAATATGTACGTTTTTTATGCATTAAACCGCGCTTTTTCAAATACTTTTTAAGAGCTTCTTTGCAACGCTCTTTAAGTTGCTCATACGAATCACCACTGCCAAGCACTGGAATTGATTCTGAAAAGTCAAGCTCAATGTTTATTTTGTTATAAATTTCTTCCATGTTATTGAGCATATTTCTTACTTGACTTTTAGTAAATCCTTCGTTATGAAGCCGTTCCTTTATCTCGGCTTCACTGTGCATATACCGGTCTTTGTATGTTTGCTCTATATCATACTTAGTGCCAGCTATTTTATGCATCACCTTATACGATGGAAAATCCTCCGCTCTAGTATAATGCGAATCAGTCGTTGGTATACAACCAATATTATACCTTTCACCAAGTTTATACATGATTTTATTAACTTTCTCTTGTGTTCCTACTTTATCAACTGGTATAGGCATTATTTCAAAGTAAAAATCTTCACCAAATATTCTTTTAAATTTCTTGATAGCTTTTACCGCAAGCTCTTTATTATTATTTAAAATTGCTTGCGGTATAAAGCCAGCTAAACAACCTGAAGAACATATCACACCTTCATTATACTTTTCTAACAGCTCAAAGGTTACTATACCTTTATAATAAAAATTTTCCTCATTTGCTTCAGTTATTATCCTCATTATATTAGAATAACCTTGCTGATTCTTAGCAAATAAGCATAGATGATTAGTTTTATTTTCTTTATTGAACTTAGGCTGAAAATAAACTTCTACACCGAGTATTGGCTTAATACCTTTGTCTTTACAAGTGAAATATAGTTTAGCTAATCCGCAGGTATTTCCATGGTCTGTTACCGCCAAAGCGGGCATGTCCAATTCAACAGCCCGCTTTACAACATCACCTATAAGACCAAATCCATCAAATAAACTAAAATGTGTGTGCTTATGCAGTTCAAACCACATAATTATAAAGCTCCTTTAATTTGCTCAATAACTTGTTCAACATCATAATTAGCTTTAGTTACTTTTATCACCTTGCAACCATGCCTTTCAGCCCTTTCACAAAGATCTTTGTAAGCACTATTAATTTTGTAAATAAGCCCTGATTTAACATATTTATCATAATCTTTAGCATCCATTCGGCTTATTACCAAATCAAGCTCTAAGTCATTAAACACAAAGAAAACGCATACAAAACCAGATATTGAAATAATACCTAAGAGCAAGTTTTGCCTAACTTCGTTAATTCTGCATTCTTTGCCTATAGCTTTTGAATAGGCAATTTCTGAGAAAAAGAACCTATCAAATATAGTGCTAACTTTACTTTGTAAGGCGCTTTTATACGCTGAATAAAAAGCAAAGTTTTTAGTTGGTGCGTCATAATGCTGTATTGATAAAGCTAAGCCATTAATATTAAGCGCTAAAGCGTTCGCTAAAGATGTTTTACCACTAGCATCTACACCTTCAATTATTACTTTAAAATCGTTCTTAGTAAAAACACTATTTCCTGCTGCAAGAATATCTGCAAAGCGCTCATCAATTCTGCGGCTTATATTAATAAAATTATTAACATATTTAGTACAAGCGAAACTATATCCGCGCCGTATAACTGTCCAAATAGCTAAAGAAATCATAAATATTCTTTCATTACTATTTTTACTTGCAACTAACATTGAGGTGGTATAATCAATTACTTCTTTAAAACTATTATTAAAATCCCTGCAAAAAGCTTCATAATCAATTAAGCGATCAAAATCCGTTAAAACCATGTTCAGCGGCAACATCGGCATTGAATTAACTTTATAAGTTATTTTACTATAAGTATTAAAATCACGCTCATACATGTGCATACTTCCAGCATTATGGAAGTAGCTTCCTAATTCAACGCCAAGTTCAATTGCCATAATTTCCTGCAACATAGTAAACGCAAAAGCATCGTACGTAAAGCCAAGCACAATATCATTTGAGCGCATATTAACAATAAGATTTAGTTTACCATGCCTGAGCAAAAATTGCAAGCTTAACGTGCAAACTTCATCTTTTGTTTTCTGGTTATTTGGAGTATGCAAATGAATTATTGCTTGCCGTGAATCCGGATCGGCAATAAGCTGTTGCTTTACATGTTCCCATTGGTTAAAGCCAATCTTAGCATTATTACCAAAAATTCTATGGCCATAAGCTGAATTTAATGTTTTACCATCGTCTGAAAAATTAGCCATTTTCTTTGAATAATACTCCATAGTACCTACATCATTGCGCCCGCTTAAATACCAAAGCAATTCGCCAACAGCGTAAGAAAAATTCATTTGCCTTTCAGGATTTTGTACAATTCTATCCCGGGGATTAGTTACTTCAATACAACAATTAAGCACTTCTTTTATTTTCATTCCTCTAGGGGCAGTTTCAAAACCTTCTGCTTCCAAAAGTGCAACAACCGAGCTAAAAGCTTCTGTTACTGAATTAACTTTTAAATACGGCATTTACTTTACCATCCTCTCTATGACTACATTATTTATTACTAATACATCAGTATTTGAATCAAACCAACTTTGAATTGCATCCTCAGGGCTTTCAATGATAGGAAAATTATGCAAATTAAAGCTAGTATTAATTAGGACTTTCTGACATGAAATTGACTCATACTTGTCCAATAAGTTCCACATAAATCTATTAGCTTCTTTCGTTACTAACTGCGGTCTGGCAGTTCCATCTATATGACAGGCTGCTGGATAGTTATTTTTGAATTCATCTGAGCAATTAAATGTTATTGTCATATATTCCGCTGTTTGCTCAGCGCCAATTTTGTCAAATAAAGCCCCAGCATTTTCCATTTTGCATATCGGAGCAAACGGCATAAATTCAGTTCTACCAAGTTGTTCATTTAGCCACATATTAACTGTTCGGTCCGTGCAATGATAAAGTATTGACCGATTACCTAACGCTCTTGGACCAAATTCCATTCTGCCACGGAATAAACAAACTATTTTCTTATTCGTAAGATGTTTAGCAATGCAATTAATAAGTTGTGCATCTTCAAGCTCATGTACACAAACACTTTCAGAAGCTCTTAAATTAGCCAATTCCAATATTACTTGCTCTGCACTATATTCATGCTTTGTTCCCAGATACGGGCTAACCTGATGCTTTAGAAAGCTATTAGCTTCTATAACTTCCATACCTATTTTTTCTTTCATAGCGTGAAAAGCTGCACCAATACAAGTTCCTTCATCACCCATTGCTGGACATACATAAATATTTTCAACCCAAGGTAAAGCATGAATCTTTTGATTAAGTTTTACATTTGCAAAAAGCCCGCCTGAAAAATACACATTAAACAAAGGGAAATTAATAGTTTTTTTAGTGTATTTTTCAATAGTGCTATTAAGCCAATTAATTATTACCATTTCAGTAAAGAATTGAACCGAAGCAGCAATATCCTCCGGCAATGCTCCGCTACCAAGCAAGCAATTAACTAGCTTATAAGTGCTATCTTTTAAGCGTAAAAATAAATTAAAGTTTTCAATATTACTCGCTTTTACCTCTGAGCTTTGCTCTTTACTTAAATCGACTGATAACATTTGGCTATATACTTCGACTAACTTCTCTACATAAATTGGCTTACCAAACGCAGCCAAGCCAGTTATTTTACCTTCATGTTGATGTTCTTTATAACCCAAAGCTCCAGTTACAAACTGATAAAACAATCCGACGCTATCAACTAGCCTTAAACTAGCAAGCACCTCACCGGAGCCAAGCACTATCCTTCCGCTGGTTCCGTCACCAAAACCATCACAAGTAACAAATATATTTCTATCATCCGACATATTTGCATCTTTGCCATGCATGACTAAAGCTGCATAAGCATGAGCTGTATGATGTTCAACCCTGACTATTGAATTTACTAAAACGCAAGCCAAGGCTTTTAGGCAATCTTCAACATAATCAAGGCCGAATAAACAAACATTATGAAAAGTTCCCATATAATCTTTATATTTTTCCGGCAGATACTTGTAAATATTTTCCGCTGTTATATGCTGGTAATGGCTTATACCAACATCAAATTTATAACTAAAAGGAGCTTTAGCCAATTTGATGCATTCAATTATCGCATCAACCGGGAACTCTTTCGTATTCTTAATTCCACATAACCTTTCTTGTGAAACAGCTGCTATCAAACCACGTTTATTTGACATAACGCAAGCCGAAGAATTAAACCCTAAGCTAATACCAAGATAAAACTTTTCGCTATTGTTGTTCTCCATCACTATCATCCAACCTTTCGACATTCTCTTTAATTTTATTTTCAATAGCACTATAAATTTCTTGCGAACCAAACCCGGAAAACAAAGCTATATTAACAAGCGTTATAAAACAATCAACTATTTCATCTAATTTGTTTTCAGGATCATATGCTGCATTTCTATGAGTTTTCCAGCGTTTATCTGCTTTAAGCACTTCGCCAATTTCTTCCTGAAGTCCTAAAATATGATACGATGACCAAACGACATTATCGCTAGGCAAATCAATTGAAGTTATAAGCTTTTGAAATGCAGCTTGCTGATTAAAAATATTAGTTAATCCATTTTTTTTACCAATCATCCTTGTCTCCGCCATTTTCAGCATCATCTTCCTCCAAAATCTCAATATAATAATCTTCACTTTTTCTGGGCTTGCATTCAATATCTCGCTCTTGGCAAAGCTTGTACAACTCTTTAGCAGACAGCTCTTCATAATCTACCTTACCATCGCTATCCGCTTCTTTCTGCTCTTCGTCCCATTCTTCAAGCAATTCAATATAATAATCTTCACTTTTCCTTGGCTTACAAGCAATATCACGCTCCTGGCAAAGGCTATACAATTCTTTAGCTGACATATCATCATAATCAGCAGTTTCTTTATTTTTATTTGATTTACTTGGCTTTTTATTCCCTTTAGCTGGTTTGTCATCTTCATCATCTCTATCTTCATCCGGAAAAGCTTTATCAAGCAATTCCAACGTCTTTTTCTCGCTATATGGCTTAGCTTTTTCATTACGGAACTTAACCTTATCCATTGGTACTACTTGATAAGTTGTTGCAGTACCTTGACCTATTTTGGTTATAACATAATCCCTATCAGTCAAAGTTCCATAAGCTTCATACATTCCTACAAGCGCTGGCACGGGTGAAGCATTATTTGCTGCTCCCATTAAAAATCTTGTTTCTTTTGCGTCATGGTCAAAAACTGACCAAATATATTGGTCCCGGTGCCTTAAACCTTCCATTTCGCACTTATCACAATCACGGCCAAATACTTCTTGGCATGGTACATTTACACCAAGCGTAAAACTATCATGAAATTTTACTTTCATGCCGTCATCCAGGTCTTGAAGGAACCTAATCCTTACCTTCACACCAGGCTTAAAATATAAAAATTTGCCTTTATTAGCGCCAGATCTTTTAATCTGATCCTTGATGTTATCTATTAAACTACTCAATTATTTATCCTCCTGACTAATTTTTGTGTTTCCTCTTTTGCTTGCTTAAACTGCGCCCTAGTTAACTCTCCAGGATCTTTTATATTTTGAGGAAACTTAAATCTTACTACATTAAAAAAGTTTTTAAGATAAGCTGTGCCTTTATCACCACAAAAATCATTATCTAACGCTGAAACAACTGTTTCAACGCCAAGTGTTTTTAACTTTGTTATTTGCTGTTCAGTAACCTTCCAACCAAGTATTGCAGCTACATTAGTTACCCCAAACTGTTTAAATTTGAGCCAATCCATGTAGCCTTCCACTAATACCACTGTTCCAGAATTATATTTCCCAACTAAAGTATTAGCGCGGCTAAAACCTGTATTGTAAAGGTATTTTCTTTGTTGTTCAATTCTTTTTGTAGTTGTTCTACAAACCCAGCCTTTGAATACTTCCATATCAAACATCGGGAATACTAATGGATAGTTATCTTTATATGTAAGTTTTGCCTTGCACAAATTTAATGCTGAAGGCAAAAACCCTCTTTGGCGCATGTATTGTTTTTCCAAGCTTTGATCTTTTAACCAGTTAATAGTTTTAAGACCATAATAAAAGTCTTCAGCTTCTATAAGTGCTTGCTTTTCTGAAGACTTAGGCTTGTACATTTTCTTGCGAACAAAATTAAGCTTTTTGACTTTATTGCTTTTTAGGATTCTAAAATAAACCTTTAAACATTTAAGGCCATCAAGCTTGGGAAATAAGTGCCTAATAAAATTATAAGCGTCTCCGCTTAAACCACAACCAAAACAATAAAAAGTACCAGAATTCAGATTTATTAACATACTCGGATTAATATCTTCATGAAACGGACAAATTATTTTAAATTCATTGTCCCCTTCCAATAATCCAAAGTAATGCAATACCTTAGCTAATTCTCTTCCGCCAGGCTTGAATTCTTCAATCGGTACCACCTTTTTCTTTTCCTTCATTAAGCTGTACATATTTAATTATTTTAGCTGAATAGCAACCAGCAAGATCTTCTTTACTAATGTCGCCGACTTCATAAGCTTGCTTCATTGCTTCCTTATTTACAGTTATTTCAACGTCAATAAGCTTTTTAAATTCGGAAGGACTTACACCAGCCTCTTTTAACAGCTCAACTAGCCCTTCCAAATCCTTAATGTAATACTTCTTATTTGTAACTTTGTTGAATATCTTTTTACTCAAACTTTCCCGAAGCTTTTCAGGAAAATAAGTAATATCAACACGCTCGCGCTTTGAAGCAATAATGTTATCAACACTAACAAAACCTGAAGTTGACTTATCAAAATATTTTTGAATATATTGCTTCAAAGACGCTAATTCACTGGAATATTTTTCTATGGCTAACTTGGCTTCGTGTGCCTTAAGCACTAGGTCTTCTATTTTCATCTGGACCAACAACTCCTTTAAACGCCAGGTATATGCCTCTTGGCCACCTGTCTGTAGTTTTAACCCAAAGCACATTACTTTTGGCTACTGTAAATCTCACATCATTTTTAGTTGCAACAACAAAAGAATCTTGATGTATTTCTTCAATTTTTCCGCTGATAACCTTTACATCATTTACTTTAAAAGCTATGATAACGCCAACTTTAGCTTTTTCATCAATATAAAAACTTTTGTCTTTAGGTATGGTTTTTGTAGCTTCCGGAATAGGTATTGATTTAACTTCTATATAAGTAATCTTTTCCCACTCCTCTTGCTTTACTTCTACTTCCAAAGCTAATTCACTTTCAAAAGTTTCACTTTTCATAATATTGTACCTCCTTGTTACTATTTCTTGTTTACTATTATTAAAAACATATTAAATAAGCTAATAACAATTATAACATAAAATAATTTGTTTGTAAATAGCAAATTTAAAATAAGTGAGTCATATTTAAAGCTATCTAGTATAAAATATAAACCACTTTCAAAAAAATATGCCACTTATTTTGAAAGTGGCTTTGGCAAATGCGTTATAAATTTTCCATATCCGTCATTACACTTAATTAGATTTAAGCTGTGGTAACGTGGCAAACTTAACAAATCATTCTCTGTATACGGGTAAAGCTCACTTTGTAGTTCACTAAAGTTCTTTTTATCGCACCCCGCAATCAGCATATAACTGGCGTTTGCGCTTCTTAATTCTTCTCTAATGAATCTAATTTGATTTAAGTAATGGCAACTTATTATAGGTTTTAGGTTAAATTTAGGAAGCTGGCTTAGTTTCTTAGTAAGAAACTTTTCAGCGTTGTTTACTTGATAAAGTTCATCAATTATCATGTTTACCTTAATCAATTTGTTTCTATTCCCTACCTGCTCCTCACGTATTTGTAAGGCAAGCCACAATTTCGTTAACCAATATGTTACATATACATCTTTTTCATTATCAGTTAGAAACATTCTCTGTGGCATTTTAATCACAATAAGCTGATTCTTTTGCATTTCCTTGACTAAATTAATATTGCCTTTTGTACCCTTTTTAAGCATTAACTCTAAGTAAGCATTCACTTTAAGTTTTTGCAGCCTATCAACTGCTCCAGTGATCAAATGTATTTTAGTACCTACTATTACACCTTTTTCGATATGATTTAGTTCTAAAAGGTATTCGATATACTCCTTCATATTTTCCTTTTGGGAGCTTGGTATTTTATTTATAAATTCACGTCTAACATTGTTATTCATTAATACTGCGAATACATCTTTTATACTGCCATTTGATAAAAATACTGCTAAACTTGCAGCTTCAAAGTACCGTCCCATTCTAGCTGTGAAATTAGCATCATCTGAGTTTATACTATCCACTAAGGTCATTAATAAGGCAGTTTGTTCCTTAGCATTTTTATATTGCACGAACGGATTATTACTATGCGGAACTTCATTAAAACCAAGCCCTTGTAAAGTATCCCAGTTATCACAATACACTTCAAGGACTTTACTTTTGTCAATACAACTAGCTATCTCTGAACTAAGCTGGCAACTTCCTATAAAGTCCGGCAGTATTACACATTCTCCTTCATCAATAGCATTCTTAGCTATATTAGCCAAAAACTTTGATTTACCTGCCCGGTTAGGCCCAATTAAGACTAAACTTAACATCTGGTAATCAAAATCTGTACTTAAATAAGCTAATTGTTTGTTGCCTTTAAACGTATTAACTCCTAAACACATAACACCATGTTGAAGCTCTTCCGGTACCTGTGTTTCCTGCGTTTTTATTTTATTTATACATGAATACTTTTCTAACAATTCCTTACCAGGCAAAGCTATAAAGCTTGAGCATTCAACTGAACTTACTTTATTTATTTCGGTTCCTAGTGAAAAACTTAATGGCTTAAAATCTTTATAAGTTTGCTTATAAATCAAGCTGTTATCTTCAGTTACTGCATCAAAACTTTGTGCTAAGCTTTTTGCATTGTTTAATTGTCTAACCTCATCGGAACTTTCACTTAGCACTAATATTTGAGTATTTAAAACTATATCATTTCCTTTCTTAATTGTTGCATCTGAAACTTTCTTGCTATCATTAAATTGCTTTAAGGTTTCTAAAAACAATAATTCATTTCCTTTAGTCAACATGTGCGGAGTAGCACCAGCAAAAGCTTCACCAAGGCTATTCAGAAGCCCATAAACAAGCGCAAAAGCTGACTTGAGCAAGTAACTTAGCCCTAACTTATTACGCTCAACAGGCAAGCTCTTAGAGACTTTTTCTAATGTCGACCTATACTGAGCTTTCCAACCAAACTGCGATATCGGCATAAAGTTATAAAATATACCAACTTTATCACCATCATGTAAAACATCTACTATATTAAGATTACTTTCCAGCAATTCATTTGCCCTACGGTCAACTGATAAGCTCAAGCCGTCCTCTTTATTATAAAAGAGTTGGTGCTTGGTAGCTTTTTCACTAAATGCAGGAACTTCTTTTACCTCACTAATAGTAATATTTGGCCAAACATCATTAAGCTTTTCCGACATAACGCTTAAACAATATCTAGGCACTATAAAATAAAACTCAATTTTTTGTTTTTCAATATATATATAATAAGAAGTTTTATGATTTAACATAATTGAATATTTCGTACCAAATAAAAAATCCTTTTTAATGCCAGTTAATTTAATAACCTTTGCTTGCTCCCGTTTAACATTATGCAAAATATTTTTATACAATGAACTAATCGTTTTAGCTATTTTGTAAGTAGAATTATTTCTTGCTGAATTGTCAGGCGTTAATTTAAAATACACATATTCAGGATACACTACCTTAACAACATCACTAAATTTAATTGACTTCACTCTATTCACTCCTAACTAAAAACTGTTCTAAATACTACATGAACAACCACTAAAATACCCACGCAACGCATTCCTTTAGGCCAGCCAGCAACATACAACAACACCGAAATGGCTCCGCCTATTAAAGCTGCGCTATAACTGACACTTACCAACCAATGAGTAACAGCACTAAACGCTTGTAAAAGCAACTCAATAATAGCTTCCTTAAACGCTTCTTTCACTGTTTGAATACCCCCTCAATTTCATCCATTCCCCATGGTAAACCTAACATTATAGCAAAGCATAATAAATAACTAAAAAATAATTTCTTAGCTGCTGGGAAGTCGCCATTTAACACAGCTTGAATTGTATCAATACTACCCTTAATAATTATAACCCACTTACCAACTGAAACTATTTTTGAGTGTATTCTTCTACCACCATCTTCAATTCCTGCAAAACACATGCTAGGATCAAACAAAGTAGCAACAACTACTGAATAACCAATACCTAGGTAAAGTTTTTTATTACTTTCTAGGTGGTTAGCAATTAAACAACCAACTTTACTAAGCTTATTTTTAATTCCCATAAATATTCTCCTCTCTAAAGACTAAAATAGGAATAAATAAGAATCTGTGTGAATAAAATGTGTTAACAACACATTTAATAGCCACACTCTAACCTTCTTTCATCCACAGCCTTTATTATTCTTTTACTACTACAAACTGACGAGTATTTGGTCGCTATGCTTTGGTCAATCAGCCATCTAACATAAGTTGACACCCCGCCGTTTTCTAAACATTCTTTAAACTGCCTTTCGGTTAACCTTAAATTTATTGGCCTAGCGTATTGTTGCATCTTACCGACCTCCCTTGTATTACTAAAATGTATTACAAAGTAAACGGTAATATACCAACAAAATAATTAAAGCACAAGAAAAGTTTTAACTCAACTTGTGCTTTTTTTTGTTATTGTTTTTGTTTCCCATCAACATAAGCTTCACCAAAAATATAAGCTGTAACAACACCGGCTGCTGTAATAATCGCTTCGCCAGGAATGTTTAGGTCTAATCCTTTATTAGCTACTGCTACAATAGCAGTTATAATAGCCATCCAAAATTTGCGAGATTTTAACTTGTTCATAAAAATTCCTCCTTTATCCTTTCCATTTAACTCCAGCCATTTTGCATATGGAAGCAGCTATACAGCTTGCTAAACCAGCCATAAAGTCCTGATTAACAAGAGCTTTGGCGTCCCTAGCATTATCAATAAACAAAGTTTCTATCAATACAGCTGGCATCTTAGTATAAGTAAGGACATAAAACCCAGCTTCCTTTTCTCCTCTATCGCAAAAACCCCATGACTTCATGTAGGGAGCTATATTGTCATGAAGAATATCTCTGCGCTTTAATGACGCAGGCGAAGCATTTTTACCACAAAAAATCTCAGTTCCAGTTCCTTTTCCGCCGTTTGTGTGTAGACTAAGAAATAAATCAATTGGCTTTTGTTTATGCATTCTATTAGCAATTGCTACCGGTTTATAAAGTTCGTCTTTGCCTGTGCTTTTAGAATTATCACAACTTGGCTGAATAATAACAACTTCTATTGGATAACCAACAAGCTTGTTATACACTTCAACAGCTAATTGCCAGTTTAAACTCTTCTCATATAAAAACCCGCCACTTGGATTTACGCCTATAGCTCCAACATCTAATCCTCCATGCCCGGGATCCTCTATAAGCCTAAACATCTATTCGCCCCTTCCTCGTCTTTCAACATGAACTTTAATTTCTGATACGTCCTTTTTAATATCATCAGCAATATCTAATTTTTGCGCTAATGTATTAATTGTTTTTTGATACTGCGCTTCACGTTTTGAGTTTTCTCGAAGCACATAAAATAAAAGCCCAACAAAAAGTACAGCGAAAAAACCTTGGCTTGCTGCCATCTCCAAAACTTTAGCTTCCAAATCCCCTCCACCTCCGGTAACCGAATAACAACCAAACATTTTTTTATATTTCTGTTCTCCAAACTATCCAAGGAACTACATCATGAGCATCAACATCATTATTTAAGCCAATTATTTCAAAACTTGAAGTAAATCTTAAATTTGTTTGCAAAGGAGTATTTGGTGAAGAGCCAAGAATTTGACTTGCCGCAATATTTCCTTGAGTATTGAAAACTTGAACCCCGTCAACCATTATTCTAAATGAAATATTTGGATATATTACCGAACCAAAATGCTCAATAAAAACCGATTCTAAAATGCCTGAACCAGCAACTGAAAATATTGTTGTTAAAGTTGCCACTGGCAAGGTAGACCGCTCAATTTGCATAACATTAATCTGCCCGCCAAATAGCAATTTATTATCAATCATTTTCAAATATTTAAACAGAGTATCAGTTCCGCCGGAAGATGGGCTTGCTGGCCCTATTGTTGTTCCTATTTGATCAATATAATCTTTTACCTGTGCCAACTTTGAAAACAATGTACTTAATCCTGCTAAATCAGCACCGCTACCAATCTTATCTAAAATATCAACGATTAAAGCTAAATTTTCCGTACTCATCATTACCACTACTCCTATGTAACATTTTTCGTTATACCAGAAATTAAACCGCCGCCATCTCTAACAACAGTATAAGCTATTACTTTGCTACCTACTGTCTTCTGGATAGATGAAAGTAATCCTGAAGTCCTGTTTATTACAATTTCCTCAACAACTGAATTATCAGTTGGATCTTTAATTGTAATTCCATTTATTTCTCCGCCGGATCTATTTATAGTTACTGTCCTCGTATCAACATCAATCAAAATTGAATTAATGTTTTTAGTTGCTTTATTGTCAGCCCCAGTGGTAACTATAGATTTTTGCAACTCCTGAGACAATAAATTAAGATTGGCGTCACTTGCAATTCTTCCTTGTGTTGAAATAAGCTCTCCAAGCGCCGCAGCCATGATCGACACTTGTCGAAAAAGCTTATTATGAAGAACTGTTGAAGCTATTCCGTTATTAAGCCCACTAATTCTCGTAGTATCAGCTGTATAAGTTGGATCATCCTGAACATTTAATAAACTTTCATTAAAAACTAGAAAATTTGAACTTCCAAACAAACGTATCACCTCTTTTTAAACAAAATCAATCCAGCTTCCTTCGCTATATCCTTTAAATATCTCATTATCCATTCCATACGAAAAAACGGGACCTTGCAGAAAAGCATAATAAAATTTAACTCCTTGCGGTTTTGGTACAATATAGCCATTAGCTACTAAATCTTGCTGTATGCCAGCAATAAAGCCAAAGACCAAAACATATACTGACATGTCCTGATTATCATTTAAAATAAGAGTTTTGGTTTTAAAAAGGCTGGACCATAATTCGTAAATTTTTTGTATTGTTCCGTCCCATTGATTTTTTGCTATCTTAGCCTTTATCAATAACCTAAAATTTTCATCGCTTAGAATCGGCGATAAATTGTTTGATGGCTCAAAATTCATAAGCCTCTTAACTCCAACAATATCTCCTAACACATCAAGCATCACGCCGGAAGCTGTTTCAATGTCAAAATATGAATTAAATATTTCTAATAGCTGAACAGTACCATCCATTTTTTCAAGCAATAATTTTAACCAAGAAATAAATTTCACTCTGCCAGCATGTTCTGAGGTTATTAGGTTAACGTAATCAATATTTCGGTCTTCACTAATTAAAACTTCCCGAAGCGTATCAACCATAATACTTTGTACTGATGAAATAATTCTAAGAGTATCAACGCTTACTGATTCTATAGACGAAACTACCCTTAAACCATCTACAATAACATTTTCCAGAATTGCCGACATTAAATATAAGCGATCCGCAATCAAAGGACCAAAGTTTACCAAATGCTCATTTCCTGGTAAATCTTGAATTGCCGTAGCAGAATAATAATTAACTGGTGATAAATCTTCTGTAAGATAAATAAAAGAAGTATTATAATCTAATAATGATTTATTTACATTAGAAAATATATTAGCATTTTCCTTGAACAAAACACCTTCTAAAGGTGAGATTGAATAAGAAGGATGATTATATTCCCCATTAATTAGTAAATAATTAGCAATAAAAGGGGAGGTTAAATTTATAATTGTCATATTATAATCTCCCTTAAACTACTGTAGGATCGCTAAACCACGCATTTTTACTTGAATCTCTAGCAATTAATGATACATTCAATATATCATCAACAGGAGGAGTAATATTAACTGATAATTGTTCCCAAGTATTAGCACCTACACTATGAGTATCGACTACTTCTTCAATATCGTTGCCACTTAAAACCAACATCGGTTCCATGCCAGCAATCGCCCCGTCATGCCTAACCCAATAACTAACCGTTACTGGAACATTTTTCTTGACAGGCAATTTAAGTGTTTTAACGCCAGAACCATTAATTTTAACCGAAGGTGCATCTGTATGATAAAGAGTTTGATCCAGTGTTACCATTGCAATATCGTAGGCTCCAATTATTGTTGAAGTTTTAATGGGTTGGCCAAGAGCATCATAATTTCCCCAAGAAGGTATGATATTTGCCATACATCCTGGAGTCGTAGCATTAACACCATAAAGCGTTGTAGCACTAGCTTCTATATCAGCAGTTATTGCTATTCTCCAAGTATTTGCATCTGTTGTTAAATTATTGTCACCAATGTCTGCTGTTGTATCCCATTCAAAAAATGTATATGACGTAAGGTCTAGTAACGAAACTGGAAGTGTTTTTGATTTTTGCGTTGTCCAGGTATCTACTATATATTTTTGTAATGCTACGGTTACATTCCCACTTATTGTCTTTGATGCAACTAAAATACTAGCTCCTAAGCAAGCTCCTATTTGCGAAGGAGTAAATATCAAATCTCTTTCTACCGTTAAATTAATAGTATTTGACATAGAAAGAGAAGAAACTATTAATGTCATATTACCCCTATTCAAGCTACTAGGGTTAATATTTAACAAGTTAGCTATAGCTGAAAATAATATATCAACATCTATATGCTTCATAGCTGTTACATTTGACGTCAATGAAGCTCTAGTATATGCTGATTTGCATCCTGTTGTACTACTGCCACCAGTAGTTGGACTATCACAATTAATAATATTGCAGTTATGCATTGTACCACCTGGTGCTGCAACTGAACTGCCAACAATCATACAATTATATGCTGCGCAATTATAAAACGCATTAGAGCCACTAATAGCCAAGCAATTATACGTTGTACAACTAAGGAAATTAACTGGGCTACCAATGCTTATACAGCCATATAGTGAACCACCATCAAAACCATAAGATCCACTAATAACTACACAATTATGTGCTACACAGGTAAAAAAACCCTTATAAGAGCATAATGCTTTGCACTCATAACAAGTGCAATTGTTAAAACCGCCCACTGAAATTACTAGTACATTTCTGCAAATTGAAATGTTAGCAATAGCATAAGTAGAAGTAGAACCAATAGTTTGGCTACCATCTACTTGACAATTACACAATTCTACGTTCGTTCTATCAATCCAGTCTAATACCGCTCCAGCAGTTGGCATTTCCTGTGCATCTGTCCCAGTAATCCTACATTTGCCTTGTATTTCACTGACAAAATGCACACATCTAGGATCACCTTTAAAAATAATCTTAGATGTTGCACTTGCTCCGCTGTTTGCAGGAATAAACTTTTCCCTATATACTCCTGGTGCAAAATGCACGTAATTATTAAAACCATCAATTGGTGACGGTACAGTTATAGCTGCTTTAGTTAATGTTTTCCAAGCAGTTGCTACGGTAAGACCATCATTTGTATCGTTTCCATTTGTTACACTAACATAATAATGTAAATCTGCCATTTAGGATCACACCTTTCTAACTTCTGCTTGCACATTAAAACTCACGTATGAATCATCTGGCTTAATATCAAATGTATCGCTTTTAGCTTTAGTCCAAAAAATAGTGTTTACATCAGTTATTATCCCTGGTATAACCAAAGTTTCACCATATTCTTTAAAAATGCCTGGAACTCCTTCATTATCCAAAGCAAGAGCCCACTTAGAAGCAGTTAAACCAAGTATTGAAATTAAAGTTTCTCCTATGGTTAAAAAATCCGGATCACAGCGAATACTTAACTTCAAACTTTCTGAAACTTCATTATTATTTCCGTTTAATGGCCCTACAATAATTGGCGAAGTATTAGCTCCTCCTTCAGATACTAGAATTCCATCAACTCCACCGCTAGTTACTTCACCTTTATACACATGTATATCAGCCACTATTATTACACCTCACTAGCATTAATTATAATATATGAAATATTTCCCCTAATTGCTTCATCGACCGAATATGTCTTTATATCTTGTGTACTTTGAGACTGGCCATGCCTAGCTGCAACAATAGATAATACCGAGAACGTAGGTTGTGCTAAATTTGTCATTACTGATAAAACTGAACCCCAAAAGCTTGATATTGGAATACTTTTTATGCCCATTCCAACACTATTTAAGAGATCATTTATTGCCGTCTGTATATCCAAAGTAGTTTGAGAATTATATCCTGGCAATTGCTTAATATCAACAGTTACGTCAACATCAACATATACTGGACGATAAAATCTTATATTCGTTTGTTGTTCATAAAAATCAGTTATAACTACAATAACACTCCCATTAGTATAACACCCAGGACCTTTCTTTAAGAAGATAGCCTGAGCTATATCATAATCCAAACCGCCTTCAATAACAGCAGTTATGCTATGAGGCGGTAGTCCGTTGGCATTTATAACACTTGTGTCATTTTCATAGACTTCTGATCTAGTAACACTGGATATACTAGCCAGTGAACCTTTTAGCCCCTCTAAAAGCGTTCTGCTTGCCTGAGCGGTACTAATCTCTTGTCTAGCTCTTAGCTCTGAATCAGATTCTTTATATTTACCAATAGTAGCATAACTCGTATTCAATACCGTTGCCCACCCATAAGTAGGGGTAACTATTTTAGTTATATCTCCTGGAATAACTGAAATAGGCCCTGCTTGTTGACAAGTTACCATTACCGAAATAGTGCCATCTTGTCCTATTACAGCTTCAGGAACGCTCCACTTATATCCGCTATTGTCTTGAACAATACCATTTGAAATTAAAGTACCAGCCGTTCCAGTTAAGGTTACTATTGCCGTAGAAAAAGTTTCTACTCCCCTTGAAATTCCATTTATCTTAACTATGCCATCCAAAGCAGAGCCAATAGCTGTTCCAGGGCCCCTGCTGTTAAATATTTCTTGAAGCGCGAGCATAGTGTCATAACTTTTTATACTTATTACGGAAATAAGCTGATAATCTTGACTATCAGCCCCCAAATATATATCTTGGCCATAAATACTTTTTGCTTGTTGAATTAAATCGTCACGAATATCTGAATAAGAAGGAATATGAAGGCCTGTTTCATCGATATAAGGCCTAAAATAAGCCATTAAAAACTCACCTCCACAGAAGCAGATTCACCAAAAATAGTTATAACTGTACAAGAAATTGAGAGTTTACGATTGTCATACATACTATTATAACCAATAATAGTTAAAACCCCCTGCGTATTTGCGATACGATCTTTAATAATTAAATCTGCTGATTGTATATTCCCGTCAGCAAAAAATTTCTGCCCAATTATATTCTGAAATAAAGGAAGCCCTTCTTCAGTGTCTTCCCACCATTCTTCTTTTAATAGAAGTAAATTAGTTTTAATAGCTTGAGCTACCGCAGCTGCTCCGCTAATAAAATTCTGCATATTTTTTCCAAAGGTATAATCGCCGTTTAAATCAAGCTCCCTATAGATCATTTATTATCACCACCTAGATTATTACTGGACCAGTAAAGCCACCTTGTGGGTCTGAATGCGTATGTTGCACAAAATCATTACCATTGATTTTTAATACTGAAGCTACTATATTTATTTCATTTTGTTTTATTTCAATATATGTATTTCCATCCTCAGTTCTTAACTGAACGGAATCAGTGCTATAATTTTGTATTTTATTAGGTTGGCTCCATGGTCCTAAAATAGCGAATCCATCTGACAGGTCATGCCTACGTTTTTCTATTTGATTTTGCACCTCGCCATTTGACCACCAAGCATCAATGCACATATCGCCAAAAACAACAAGGCATTCATCGCCTTTACTTACTGGCATAGTTACTATGTATCCGCCAGCTCTCGGCATTAAAATTGGCACATCTAACAAAAGCGGCAAATTAACAAATTCCATTCTACCTTCACCGTCTCTTATTCTTTCACGAATTGCAAGCTGAACAGAAACCGTCTGTTCGTCAGGGTCAAACGACTGTATAATACCTGGCATTGCATTACGTGTATCATTTTTTATTTTATCAGCTAGTCTCTTTAAAAGCTCTTCCTGACTATTTATTCTTTCGCCAAAAGTTCTTATCTAAATCACGCCCTTATTAATTAGGATTTGAATATTTGTTAGCAAGCATATTTGGTATATCCGCTCCTGATTGTGTTACTGTCTCAACTTCAGTATACCAATCAACCCCGCGAGTATCACCTTTATAAGTAACTTTAATAACTCTATATAAACCATCTTGATCAAGGCCATAAAAAGCTTGCCCTTGTTGAAACTGTTTATTTTTAATTAAGCTGTTATTAACGTGAATCATAGTACCAAGTTTAACCCTTGGATTTAATAACATTTTAATTGTTGCTCCAAAGTCACTTTGTGACGGAACTCCAATTAATCCCGATTCAGAATCTAACTCTATTACTTCATTTTCTGAGTAGTCATCCGCACGAATTATATTTACCTTGCCATCTTCCATGTAAAAAGCAGCCGATTCAGATTGAGCAATTTGCCGTAAATAATCACTCGCTTTACCAAAAACAACTTTACCCCTTGTAAGCTCTGAATTAGATAAATTTTGCGAAATAGCTCCAAGCTGAGTTGAAACACTTGAAGAATTAACTATGTTCTCTATTAGTGAACGAGAATTTTGTCCGCGCATAATTGAGAAATTAGCTGACCCACTTACTAAAAACATATCGGAATCCATTGACACTAAATTTAATTTATAAGTTGTTCCTCCTTCTTTTTCCCGAAGTGGCTGAATTACATTGCCATCAAAAATAAGACCATATTGATTTCCTTCATAACCAGCCTCAATAATAACTCTATATCCTTCTTTAATAATAATATTTTCTGAAGATGGAGACAGATTGTAAATAACAACTTCTGAATAATTAGCTTCCATTATATTTTTAACACAATTAAAAGTACACCTTAAACCTGAAACATCCAAAGCCGTTTGTCCATCAAGACTACTTACAATGACTCGGTACCTTCTACCGTAAAGGGTGTCTCCATTTGAAATACTATTTTCAACTATCTGAAAGTTTGTCTGGGGTATTTTAATCGTACCAAATGGACCGGCAAAATTAGTTGAATTAGAACCACCACTATTGCCTAAAAACGCTGACATTTCAGGGTGCCTAGCTCCGCGAAATGAACCAAATGAGCTTACATCTCCTATTATAACACCTTTAATTGAGTTAGCAGCTTGAACAACTTTATTGTTGCCAACAAATATTCCAACATGTCCAGGACCAACATTGTCTTCGCCAAACCTAGAAAACATTAAATCGCCAACTTGCATATTATTTTTATCTACTTCTTGGCAACCTGGCCACTGGTCATAAGTTGTTCTAGCTATTTGAATTCCAAAATGTGTCCAAACATATTTAACAAGTCCTGAGCAATCAAAACTATCAGGACCAGTTGCGCCCCACACATATGGCTTGCCTATTTGCAATTCAACAAAAGAAACAAATTGTGGAGTGCTATTAATACTATCAGCTTGAGAAATATCACTGGAATTTGATGAAGATATGCTTAATTTTTTTCCAAGGTATTTTTTGTATTCTCCATTTCGATACATAGTCCAAGCCCCGAGACCTTGAGAAAAATACACCTGTGAAGCTGCATAAATATTATTGTCGATATTTGATAACCAATTTATCCAAACATTTCTGTCATTGCTTTTTGTCCACTTTTTTAGTTTACTGGAATGAGCTGGCAAATTTATCTGAAACAAACCAACACTACCGCCATATTGTTGGTCTCCAATAATGCCGGGTTGATAGCTTGATTCAGCATAAGCAACAGCAGCCAAAATGGTTGCATCACTAGAAGAAACTCCATAGGAAACAAGTTTGCTAATTATATAGTTGCTGTCATAAGCCATTTAATCACCCCACATAAGCAAAAAATCTGTTCCTAAAGTTGATTCATCAGGATCTGAAAGTAACGAATTTCCGTTATTAATGATGTAAGCGCTACCAATACTCAAATATTGATATTGACCCAAAATATTGCTTCCGGTTAAAAGAGGGATCGAATCAAGTAACATATTTCCTTTTGAATCACTTATAGCCATCCACCAGTATCTCGCTATATCGTTATACCTAATTCTAAACCTTAAAAGCGTATTTTTGCCACCAATAGGAATAGAACAAGAAAAACTTTGATCTGGTTCACTCGTAACAGGTATTTTATACATTCCGTTACATCCTTCACAAAAAAATAAAGCCAACCAAAGTTGGCCAACTTTTAAACAATAGAATTAATTATAACACATTTTAAAGAATTTGTAAATACTTATTTAGTCAACTTTTAAAGCATGTGAACGCTTTATTTGTAAGTATTGACCTTCAAATACGCTAACATATTTTTGACCATCTATGAAACCGAAATTAACCATATTTTTTGCTTCCGGTGAACCTGAATTCCTATACACCACAAAAGAACCGTTATTGTCAGAAATGATTTGATATTCACCAGCAGGTATGTCCTTACCGACCTTATACATTCCTTCAGGTATATTTTGTAGATTAATCCCATGCTCAACACAACCAGCTACACAACAAAATGCAAAAGCAATTGAAACGCTAAGTATTTTTAAAAACATGGTATTTCCTCCCTTTGTTTAATACCAAGTATTATTACCACATAAAGAAAGAAAATACATCAATTTGAACCTTCTCCAAACCCTTGTTGATATAAAAAGCTTTCATTGCTTGGTATAGCTTGCACTTCGCCTTTCTGTGTTGAATCAGTGGCTTGTGGTCTTGCGCTTACTTTAACAGCCTTTACAGTAGCAATAAATATTTCACGCAAAGTTACAGTGGCCTTTAAGCCATGCAATGTTTTAATGTCATCCGGAACTGAAATAATTTCTATTAACATATTTTTATAAACATTAATACGAGTTACTATTTGTATTGGTATTCTTATTTTTTGCAATTCTAAAAGAACTTTATAAGCCGTAACGGACCTTGACCACCCTCCAGAAAATTGACCACTAATTATGCTTTTTGATACATCAGACATTCCAACCTCCATAACTAAAACAGAAGGATTTACAAAACAATGATCTGATACGGCTGCCCCTGTTTCAACAGGATGATTAGTAATTGTAAGACTGGTAGTATGCTCCGTTCTTAATATTGCATCAAAGAAATAACCACCTATATTAGTTTTAACATAAATTAATTGTTCAACGTCCTCGGAAGTAGTTTCAGGTGACAAGGCCATTAAATTATCACCCCTTGCAATTGTCTAGTAGCTTTTTCGTAAGTACGATTAACTACTAAAGCAACCGATTGAGGATTCGAAGCTCCATAAATATAATTATTTGAGTTAACTACCATATTTGTTTCCCTGCTCATTTGCTTTGTTGATATTGGATAATATCCCGTAGATAACGGTGCTAAAAAAGTTGCAGCAAATTTATCAAGCCATGAAGGTTTTTTAAGTATCCCATCAATTATATCCTTTTTACCTTCTTTAACTGCATTTTCATCACCATTCCAGTAATCTCTAATAAGCTTTAATGATTTAGCTATATTATCAAGCGTAAAACTTAAAATTTTAAATGATTCAGTAATAGCATTAATCATTCCAATTATAAGCTTTTTCTTGCTATCTCCTTCAACAAGCGAATCCATCAATTTCCAAAAATTTATCCACACACCAAGAATACTTTCAGCTAATTCATCAAAACTTTTCTTAAATTCTCTTAAAGTTCCGTCATCCTTTACCGATTTCTTAAAGTCCTCTACCCATTTCCACATATCAGGAAAAGCGCTCTTACCGTTATTTTGAAAAGTTGTGTAATCATCTAAAAGTAACAAAAGAGCAGTTAGCCCAGCAACCATCATTCCGATAGGACCAAGCTTTAACAAAGCGAAAAAGCTTGCTGTTAAACCAATAACCTGCTTTGTTGAATCGCCTAAACTATTCCAGACTTCCTTAATTTCTTTGCCAGCTGTATAAGCTGTGTTACCTAAATGAACAAAATTAGCTATAAACTGAGCCACTTTGTTAGTCCATTTAGGCATTTCAGAAGTTATTAAATCATTTATTCCTTTTAGCCCGCCTTTTACACCAAAAAGTGGTCCAGATAAATATTTTGTTAAATAATATCCAACCCACTGTACGGCATAAGTAGCCTCAAGTTTAAACCGCTGAAACTCAAAAGTAATTGCTCGAAGACCCTTCATTGAGTCACTAAAGCTATCTGGAACTTCCATAGAAGTGGCTTGTTGTCTTAATTGAAAGAATTTTTGCATTAACTCCGGTGATAAATATAAATCTTGCAAAGTAACTCCTAAAGCACTTAACGCACTTTTATATGAAACAGCCGCGTCCTTTGCCATCCACATTCGCCTTGCAAATAGCTCATTCTGTAAATCAGCATTGGCTACACCAATAGTGAGTTGATATAAAACAGCCGCGAAGGTGGACATAAATCCAGTTAAAACTAATCCTGCTGAAGTTAACCTACCTATGGAAGCACTAGCGAAACTATTTATTGTCTTACTTAATTGTGTTACGGAGTTAACGGCTGAATTAAAAGACGGTTGATCAACCCTATACCCGAGACTTACAAGATACTCTTTAATAACATTTAACATTATTGCCCACCTCCTTTATTTGCTACGGCTGCATCATAAGCCCGCTGTTCATTTTCATACTTAACCTCCAGCATTTCGTGTATATCTAACAAATCCTTAAAAGTGTAAGTTCCATCCCAAAGCTCTTTTTGCTTCCAAACTCCAGCTATTACCGGAGCATAAAGAAACTCATTTATATTTTTGCAACGGGCGGGATTAAAGTCTTCATTGAATCGGCTAGTGAACTCAAGAGGTTTTCTGTAAAAAAATCTGAAACATTAAAAATCAAAGCTTGAATCGTTAAAGCCATAACAACTTTTACATTGTTTTCTAAGTCTTCAACTCCAAAAGTTCCGTTTTCATTAATAACTGGAGCTGGACCAGCCGGAAGAAATTCATAACAACAAGATAAACAATCTTTTTGTAATTCTATAAAATCTGCCTTACTCATTGATTTTCCGCCAGCTGGAACCGGTATGCCTGCTTGTTGCGCTATTCCTAACGGCATTACTTCGGCCATAAGTTTATATGCAATATATGAACCTACCATCGCATTAAATTTCCCAATACGCCACTTTCTGCCATCTAATTCAAATGTTTTAAACAAAACACGCTTATTCATTATTTTATATATCCTTTCGCTTATTATATTATAAAACTAACGCACCTTCGTTAGTTGGGTAACAGCCTAATGCATGACAATAAACGGTAAGGAATCAATACGTATATGATAAAATTTTTCACCGTTTATGTTAGTACCTTTATAAATAATTTTAAATTTAATATTGCCATGTTTTAGTTTATCTATTTGTTTTTGATTATAAATTGATGGAAACAAATTACTTCACCTCCATTACGTACCTTCGTTAGTTAACTTACCAAGTAGCACCACTAACTTTATTACCCAGTCCCAAAGCATTTAAAATAAGATAAAACATAATATCATAACCCGCATCGTTAGGGTGTAATCCATCAGCAGAGAGTGTATCAAAACTAATACCTCTCGCATCAATATAATCTCTAAACAACTTAAATAAAGAAATATATTCTACGTTGTTTGCGGCTGCTATTGACATTATTGCATTGTCAACATCTTCCATATGAAAGGTGTAAGTTGCATCATTTGTTACAGATGCTTGAATACTACTCATCAAGATTATTTTTTGATTATCTATATCCACTCTGTCTAGAAAAAGCTGTAAATTTTCTAATAATGCACTGTAGGCACCTGACCCACGGTCATTAGTGCCATACATACATATGACAATATCATCAGTGGGACTGACTAGAGTATCCCAATATTGTCTTAAATAACCTGAGTGTGTGCCACGACAGGCGTTATTTGTTACCAAACAATTAAATTTTGCTTCCATATATTCTTTAAAAAGTTTCGCCCAACAATAACCATTAGGGTTACGGTTAAAACCAGAGATAATTAAATTACCGTCCTCTAAAAACCCTGTACCGCCTACCCCATGAGTGATACTATCACCGACAAGTTTAATGTTAACTGTGCTTGTGCCAGTCAATAATAAACTATTTTGCACTAACTCAGCTATTGTATCCTTAACAGGTTTGTATGGTTTATCCAAGAGAGATATATCCATTTGTTTCTTATATTTTGTCGGAAAACTTATTTCAGTTCCGACAGCCACTTGAACATATGCTTTTCTCGCGTAATAAGAAGTATTAAAGGAGAAACGCACATATTCAGCATTCGCAGGTACAATATAGGTTGAACTGGTTACCGTCGTAAAAACTATTCGTTTTTGATTCTTGTCGTAAACTGCTACGATATAATAAACAACTGTACTTACTACCCCGGAGGTGCTCAAATATGAACATATTAAGTTATCTCCTGGTCTGACAGGGATATAACCTGTGGTCATACGTGTGTCGCTATAGACTGTACCGTCTGTGCCACCTGTTTCTACTAAAATTCTGTGGTTAAGTACTTTTGCATCCGTATGGTCAAATAAATTTTTAACTTCTTTGATGAAATCTGTTTTATCTGGTGTGACGGATGCGGTAGTTAATTTACTACTGTCTATTGT